GTATACAGTATTGACACTAAGATTGTCAATATCGATAAGAGTCATAACCTAGTCAAGCGCACTGCGAGTCCTGTGAGTCTCTCAGAGGCGGATAGGATGCTCTCAGAGTTGCAATCAAAGGGTCATGTCGTAGAACTTCGTAGAATGCTCTCAGAGGAGTTCCGAGAGTGGACTAAGGGGTATGTATAGGGAAACGTCTCAAAACAGTGCTGAGGGACTCCTAGACGGTCTGAGAAACGACTAAACCCCCCACCTTTAATATTCTCAGTGGATATATAAACACATGACTAAAAATTTTTTTCTGGCCATTTTCACTTCCGTAACCTTTTTATCAGGTTGCAGTATACTTCCGAATGATAATCTAATTAAATGGAAGTGTGACAATCATGAGTGTACTGCACGGACTAATATACTGATTTGCAACAAAGACAACACTCACTGCGAGTATATTGATGTCCCTATACTAGAGGAAAACCACTAATGTCTGTCTCTTTTGACCGTCTACACAAGGATTTAAAGGGAAATCAAGTCCGTATTACGTTTAAGAGTATGAAAAGTGGGCGTATGATTACTTCTATCTACACTCTACATGACACTATAATTAATTCACAGAAAGAGTCTGAGCGTATTGTTTGTTGGGACGTACTTAACGATAGATACGAAGATATTTTTATTGCATCTATAAGGGAGTATGAGATTATAGATTGTGAGTCTGATTAATTAATTCCCTTGCTTTGTGAGTGTATATACTGGGGAATATTCCGTGAATGATTAATATTCCTGCAATTTTCCAAGCGTGGACTAGGTGTACCATATAGGACATTCCGACTTCTTTTAGATGTTTATTCATCTTTTATTTATTTTTCCCCTAGACAAAGCGAAGATTTTTTATTATAATAGTTATATTAATAACAAATATGTTAAATTTAAGAAAGGTTCTTAAGACAACAACATATTTAATTCTGCCCAAGGAGGGTATAAAAAATGTCAACATATAAAAACTATGTAATCGACCCTGACAAAGAAAACTTTGTCACGGAATTTCAACCAACCTTCGATGAGGGGACTTCTACTTTTATTAAGGGTGAAGTGTCTGTCGATTGGTTATTCGACTCTTGTTTCAAAGAGAAAAACTTCTTTACTGGTGTACGTACCTACCAGCGTGAAAAGGTCGCTTCGATACCGTGGAAACAGGAAGTACTCAAAACCATTCTTGAGGAAGGGTATAAATCCATTCCTGAGATTCACATTCGTGTGATGAGTCCACTGAGGTTTGAACTCACGGATGGACAACAGAGAACCTCTGCACCCCTAGACTATATGAACGATGGGTTTCCTCTTGCACCTGATACTTTTTTTAGAGGCACAGACTATGGTGGTCTCTTGTATTCTGAACTTCCTGATGAAGTCAAGGATGTTATTCGTAACTACGGTATATCCTGTAAGTGGTACGTCAATCTAGACGACCAAGAAACGTCTGACTTGTTTATTAAAATTCTAAACAATGTCAATACCATGAATCATCAAGAAATGCGAAACGCCGTGTTGGGTGTGTATTCTGACTTTGTTCGTAACACTGCAAGAGACGATGGTCTAGCACAGTATTCAAAATTTGTGCATCCTCTGTTTCAGAGAACCACCGATAGAAACGGTAAACAAACACTCAAATATTTCTCTAAAGGGTTTAAACTCAACGGTAGAATGGAAGTGGACGAATGGTTACAGAACTTGTGTTACTTGTTTTCATACGGTAAAGATTGGAAAAAAGGTATCTCCTCACAAGCAATGCAAACCCAATGGGTAAAAGAAGTTCAAAAAGGTGGTGGCGTGTTTGCAGTAACCTATACCGATGAAAAACTCATCAGACAGATTCTTAACCTTGCACTCAATATTTTTGATACCTATCCTAACAAACAACGTTTGACTCCAATGGTGTCTTTGATAATGGTGTGTTATGCAGTGTCACTGATTGACATCACAGGTAAGGGTACTGGAAGAAAACTCAATCCGAAGGTTTCGTTAGACACTGTCAAGTATGGTGCTCAATTCGACAAGATTTACACCGACTGGAGTTGCATGACGAAAAGACTTTTCGAAAAAGAAACAATGTGGACTGCAGAACCGAAGTCCAAAAAAGATGCACCTGCTGTCATGCAACCCTTCAAACAATTGTTTGGTGGTAAGAATGCAATTGCAATTGGGACGATTAAAAAGGTACTGGATACCTGCACTAAAAAAGAGTGGGGTATCACAAATAAAGATGGTAAGCGTGCCTTCACTGACGAAGAGAAAAGTCAAAGACTGACTGAACAAGGTGGTAAGTGTTTTTGGACTGGAGTGCCTTTAACACTTGACCGTGCAGTAGGAGACCACTATGTGTTACATTCACACGGTGGTGAGACTACCATGGACAACCTAGTCGTAACATCAAAACAAATAAACGGTAAACGTTTAAATATGAGAGCAGACCACTTTGCAGAATATATTCAAGAGAATTATGACTTGGATTATGACCATGACACTTACTTTAAGGAGTTGACTGGTGCTTGATTTTGCATGGAAAGGATTTGTAAATATTGTTGCAATCCTATGGTTCTTTCTAAACATGGTGACACTCGTCACCATGTTTATTTTAATACTTGCATTTGCAATTGACCCTACTTGGTTAACAAAGACGTTGGAGGTAACGTGCCAAAAATAGAATTTACAGAAGAACAAAAAGAACAGATTGGGAAATTAAAATCCCCACGAATATTTAAATCTGCAACTCCTAAGTACACACTAGACTGGTATCTTAAATGGGTTGCATCTGCATTTGTTTTGATTGCAATGTCGATGCGAGGAGTCGAAGGGTTTCAACTCTATGACCTCGTCTTGTCTATTATGGGCATCGTCTTATGGTTAGCAGTGTCCATCATATGGAATGACCGTGCATTAATTATTTTAAACGGTGCAGGTTTATTATTTTTATTAAGGAATTTATTTAATACAATATCATGAGAGTATTAGTTGAAAGTTATGGGGATGTTCGTATTTTTTATGAACGTCCTTTTGGTTATAAACGATACATCGTTGAGTGGCCTGATTCCACACAAATGTTTAGTGGACTTTGGTACAAAGAAAAAGATGTTCGTGAATTAGTAGAACGAAGGTTACACTTCGCTAAGGGAGAATAATATGTGGGATGTGTTTTGGAACTTTCCTATTTTTATGTACCATTTAATATTTACGTTATTATTTTGGGTTGTGTTATTTACTGGGTTGTATGCAGTGGTGGCATTCTACTGGGATAAATACAAACATAAGGTGTCGTTTCCTAAACGTAATAAGGATGACGATGACATCGATTGGGAGAATGGTATATGACCACAGATTTAATTATAATTCACGCTGTCTTTATTCTTGTATGTGCAGGAGGTTCTTGGTTTGCAGGATGGAGACAAGGTAAACGAGACATCATCAATATGTTTATTGACGATGACTTGGTCACAGTAGAACAATTAGAAAAAAAATATTCGGACTCCTAAATAACTATATAAAATAAAACAGGAAAATATATTATGGAAATTCTTGCGATTAATTCTTCACACGATACTTCGATTGTCACCTTTAAAGACGGTGAGATTACGAATGTGTGGGAAGAAGAAAGACACAGACGTGACAAGTATTGGTCACCTTCAGAGGGTGAAGCAGAACTCTTAACCATTGTTCAACGTGGTATCGAACAACCTGAACACCTTGCCTTTGCATCTTTTGACCGTAGAGTTCTTGTCTTAGGTTTCTCTGAAGAAGTTAAACAAGACCGTAGACTACAAATCGATATTGCAAATGCCTTTGCACACGAACAAGTAACTCGTAGTCGTCTTGAACTTATCATGGAAGAGTTCAATGTTAAAGGTGCAAAACCACGTATTACGATTAAGGAAGAAGTACTAGACGGTGATAACATTATCCATGACAAGATGGCACAACAACTTGGAGTGGACAAATATCATTTTGATACTGAACATCATTTGTATCATGCAGAGTGTGGATATTATTTCTCACCTTGGTATGCAGACGATGAACCAGTGATTGCAATCGCATGGGACGGTGGTGGTGCCACGAGACACTATGAACGTTATCCTAATTATCAAGAAATCGAATCCATCTATCGCATCGATTCTAAACACACAGAACCTAAGTTGCAATGGCAAAGACTTTCTAATCACAGAGGATTAAATGATTGGAAAGGTGAAGGGTTTGTTAACATGTTAGAAAACTGTTTGGATTGTCCTGACGATTTAGAAGTTGAGATTGAAGGTGTACCAACAGTGTTCACTTCCCTACCCTCATGTGGTATGAACTTTAGTAATCTGTCCTATGCATTAGGATGTGATACAAAAGGTCGTGCTGCAGGTAAGGTTATGGGTATGGCATCTTATGCACCTCAACCTGTTACACCTAATGTGTTTTCTAGACATACAGTATCACAACAATGTGAACTGGAGTCCCTAGAACACTCCTGTGCAATTATTCAACGTGCATTAGACCTAAACCCTGACCTTAAGAAAATCGTCCTCTCAGGCGGTTACTCGTTGAACTGTACCAACAATTATAAGTACATGCAAAGATTCCCTGATATAGAATTCTTTGTTGACCCTATTGCACACGATGGTGGAACTGCAGTTGGAGTTGCATTAAATCTTGCAAGACACTTAGAAGATAAAGGAGAAGAAGAATGATTGTAACGAATATAATTAGAGATATGGATGAGGTCTTAGACCAACTCATTGATGACCAACAAATCGTTGCAATCTATCAAGGTCAGTCTGAATGGGGCCCACGTGCATTAGGAAATCGTTCCATCTTGTTTGACCCACGTCATCCTGAAGCAAAACAAATTGTCAACACAGTCAAACAGAGAGAAGACTACAGACCTTTTGCATGTAGTGTTCTTAAAGAACATGCAAGTGAATACTTTGAAATGTTGCAATTAGAAAAACACGGTTCACCTTACATGTCTTTTGCAATTCAATCTAAAGACAAAGCATACGAAGAGATTCCTTCTCTCGTTCATGCAGACGGTACGTGTCGAATTCAAACCGTAACCGAAGAAGGCAATCCAGTCTACTACAATCTGATTAAAAAGTTTGGAGAAAGAACTGGGACTCCTATTATTTTCAACACCTCGTTTAACTTGGGTGGAGAAAGTTTAGTGGAGAGTGTCTACGATGCAATTGACACTTGTAACCGTTCAATGATTAATCACCTTTACATTCCTGAAGAGGAAGGTGACCTCTACATTCCTTACGAATGTCTAAGACAAAAATCAGATAACCCTCAAGATTATGAAAACAAGTTCAGCGAAAGCTAAGGGACGAAAACTACAACAATGGTTTGCGAGTCTTTTAGTTGAAACACTAGGTGCAGACGAAGAAGATATAGAGTCACGTCCAATGGGTTCTCAAGGTGAGGACATCATTATGGGAAAACAGACTAGACAAATCTTCCCCTATAGTGTAGAATGTAAGAATCAAGAAGCAGTAAATGTTTGGAAAGCATACGAACAAGCAACTGAAAATTGCAAAGGGTATGAACCTCTTGTAGTTATCAAACGTAATCGTACCAAACCTTTAGTACTTGTTGATGCAGAATATTTTGTTAAACTACATAAGAATTAATTATGAATACAGGAATGCCAGAAGATTGGACTAAAACACAAGGTCATGTATTTGCACCTTTTGGGCCACCAGTATATGTGGGTCAATTAGATGTAAATATTTTACATGAACTTCAAACACATGTTGAAACTGTTAGGAATGATGAGTCACGTGATATGGGTGAACGTCTTGCAGGACGTATCATTCAACAATACAATATTTCAGACCTCTGTTCTAATAGAGTCTATGCCCATCTAAAACAACACTTAGGTAACATGTGTGATGGAATAGAAAAAGTTACTGGTTATCAATTCCAAGATTTTGATTTCAATCAATGTGTGGTTGATGCACTATGGGTTAACATTCAAAAAGCAAATGAATACAACCCCCCTCACCTACATGATGGAATGTGGTCATTTGTAATGTACACTAAGAATGATGTTTCTTATGAAGAAGCATTGGACAATCATTTCGATAGACAAAAAGGTCAGTCACTAGGTGGTTCACTTGAACTAAAATACGGTGAAATGAACTGGATGAACTTTTCACAATATCAACACTACCCTCAAGTGGGTGATATTATTATGTTCCCATCATGGTTGCAACATTGTGTTCACTCTTTCTATAAAGAAGGTGCAGAACGAATTAGTATTGCAGGTAACTTCCAATTTGTAGGGAGTCAAAGTGGTTAATATTCAAGAAAGAATGCGACAGAAAGCACTGGATGCTTTTGTTGAAGTCGATGCACAAATTGATAAGTTTGTAGATAACGACTGCAAGAATTCTTTCTCCATGTCCAAGTATTTAAAACAATTAGACTACAGTGGTAAAGTTGTTGCATACATGCGAGGACTATTAAACGAACAGATAAAGGAACTAGAAAACAAAGAAGGGTGTGAACAAATAGAAGAAGCATATAGTTTCCTCACCAAACCTCAACGTAAACGATTCATTAAATTTTTACAAGACATCGAAAAAGATGTGGATGCATACGTTGAAGAATACAAACCTGTACGTAAGGTTCGTATCAAAACACCTAAACAGATGGTTCGTAAATTACCTTACCAACAGAAGTTTACCAAGTACGAATCGATTAACCCTGAAGAAATTATTCGTGCAAGGATGCTTTACACTTACAACACTTCATCTAAAAAACTTACACAGTTTGATGCAGGTAACGGAGGCTTGTCAGTTAAGGGTTCTCGTATTACAGGATATAATACTTGTAAAGAAAAGACCTTGACAGATTTGCAATTACTTGATAGACTGGTAGTAGGTGGTAATATTATTGCTAAAGGTTTCTTAGATGAGATACCAAGGTCAAAAGAAAAGGACGGAAACAATTTGATTACCAAAAATACATTATTAGTAAAAGTGATAAAATGATTTTAATAGACTTTACTCAGACCATTATTGCTGGTCTGATGGCACAACTTAAAATGAACGATGGTGAAATCTCTGAAGATTTACTTCGTCATATGATTATTAACTCTGTTCGTAACTACCAAAAAAGATACGGTGGTGACTACGGACAAATCGTACTATGTACCGATGCTGCAAATCCATGGAGACGAGACTTCTATCCTCAGTACAAAGCAAACAGAAAGAAAGCACGTGAAGCATCTGACATGGATTGGAAGATGATATTCGATACACTCCAAACAGTCAAAGAAGAAATCAGAGACAACTTTCCGTACAAGTATATGTACGTAGAACAAGCAGAAGCAGATGACATCATTGCAGTCATCACTAAACACTACAGTGACAAAGAAGACATCCTCATTGTGAGTGGTGATAAAGACTTCCAACAGTTACACAAATACAGGGGTGTACAACAGTTCTCACCTAACCTGAACAAAATGATTCAGTGTGATGACCCTGATGCATTCCTAAAAGAACATATCCTTAGAGGTGATAAGTCAGACGGTATACCAAATATCCTATCCAATGACAATTGTTTGGATGAAGGTATCAGGCAAACTCCACTTCGTAAACCAATGGTTGATAAGTATATGAGAATCACCATTGAGAATGACGATAAATACTATCGTAATTACTTACGAAACCAAACTCTTATTGATTTGGATTTCATTCCTAGTGACATGGAAGACAAAATCCTAAGTGAGTTTGATAATGTGGATGTACCAAGTGGGAAAGTATTTGACTACTTGAGAACACATCGTCTGAATGAATTACTAGATAATATAGAGGATTTTAAATTATGACAGAAAAGAAAAGAGGTAGAGGGAGACCTAAGGGTGCTCCTAACAAACCTAAAATGGAACTCATCGAAAAGAGAGTTCGACTAACTAACAATGCAGATGTCTACGAGATTCTATGTCAAACAGACTTGGTTCTTGCAGAGTCAGAAGAAAATGCAATCACTGGATTACAAGTATTCAGTGACCGTAACGGTGCAGTAAAACCTGTATTACAATGGTTGTTTGATGATAAGATTGTATCACAACTACCTGAAGGTAAAACACCATACGGTGAAAACTCAGCACCAGGCCCTGACTTAACTGAGACTGCATTACGATTTGAATTTAAGAAGTTCAAATATTTTGTAACGGAACAAGTACCACCTGTACGAAGAGAAGCAATGTGGATTCAACTCCTAGAAGGTATTCCTTCAAAGGAAGCAGAGTTGATTGACCTAGTCAAAGACAAGGTAAATCCATTCAAAAAGATAGATAAGAAGTTCGTACAAAAAGCATTTCCGAACACAGTTTTTAACTAAATACTTTTGTCCTCAGAGACTATACATATGTTAAAAGGGAAAGTTATGTATATACATTTCCTAGTGTGTAGAACTTTCTAGTCGAGTAGGACTCCATGGATTTTATTGGGATATATTATGGCAGATGAAATAAACAAACCTTCGGAGTTTAGTCAAACTCCACCTGAACTTTCTGAAAAAGAAAGAATTCAAAAACGTATTCAAGACTTTCGTATTGGTCTGAAACCTCAGACAGCACAAGTTGTAAATGCATTACTAGAAACTCACCTTAAGAATGGTGGGGCAAAAGTCAATGAACTAGAAGCAATGATTCTAGTACGTGATGATATTGGTAATGGATTAGGAGAGTACAATCTTGCAGTAGAGACTGCAACGAAAAGACTCAATGAAATTCTTGCAACAGAAGAACTTGAGAAACAAGAAGAGTTTGCAAAACGAGTGCAGTTAGAGAAAGACAAACTTAACGAAGAACGTCTACGAAGAAAAGAACTTGAGAAAAGAGTTGAACAATTGCTTGAACAAATCAATAGTCAAGACAATAGACAAGAACCTCAGTGGACACTTCACACTCCACCTGAGTTAACACCTCAACAGATTCAAGAACCTGAACCAACTCCTGCACCTGCACCTAAACCCAAATCAAAAGCATGGGATATGGTACGTGCAACAAGACCTGCAGTTGAAGAAGAAACAAAATCACTTGATGATGTAACACCTGAAGAATGGGATAATGCATCAAAAGGTTTGAAGTCTTTCTCAGAAGTCACACAGGAAGACGTAATCACTGAAGACGAAGAACTACAAGAGAAGATTGACGAAACCAAACAAGCAGTCGAACAGTGGAAGGAAGAGAATGTTGATACACTTCCTGACTTAGAAGACCTTTCTGAATTTGATAAAGAAGTCATTCAAGACGAAGACGTAGAAGACGAAGATATTGATGATGCATTCCAAGTACAAGAAGAAGACACTGAAACTCAACCTGACTTTGCACCAACAATAACTGCTGGTAATGCACCCAATCTAAGATTAGTGGATGACTACAAAGACCTTGAATCTGCAAAAGAAGAAGAAGGTGAAGAAGAGTATGATGAGATTGTTATTCCAAATAAATCAGAATTACAATCATTAACCAAGTCTAAAATCAAAGAGACTGCAGATGTACTAGGTTTTGAAGTAGACTTAACTCAAACAAAAGCAAAAATGATTGACTCATTTGTCGAACAGTCAGAAGCATACATTAAAGAATTAACAGAAGATAGTGGTTTTATCTCTGCGAGTGAAACCGATGAGGATGACGATGACAACGACAATTCGAGGGACGGTGGTTACTTCTAGTAACTCAACTGTAAGAGAACTAAAACCAAACGAAGTATCTCCAATTTATTCAGAGTTCCAGCAGGAAGTCTGTGAGGATTTACTTCGTTTTAACTTTCCAAAAGATTATACCATAAAACTAGGATGTCAATATGACATCGATAAAGTACGCCTTTATAAAGATGGTGACACTCTAGTGTTCTCTGTATTAGAACAACCACTAGGTGACCATATTTTTATCAGACCTTTTTTGTGGAACCCAAATAAAAATCCTCTAACAAAAATACTAGACGAATATGAAGATGAGCAATTCTTCTGTGTTCCAAAATATTATGCAGAACCGTTTACCGTTGGTTCAGACATAGTGTACAAGTATGTACATGATACAGAAGATAGGGAGAGACACGTAACATGTCAGATAGAATCCCTGTAACTGCTGTCGACCAATTCGACTTTCTAGAACATAGACGTGAACAAGAACGTAAACACTGGGAGAAAAAACACAATGGTTCGAACCCTCTTGACTCGATTCTTACGATTGAAATTAATACTACTGAGTTGTGCAATCGCACCTGTGTCTTTTGTCCAAGACATGACCCATCAGTCTTTCCCAACAGGAATCTCCATCTTACGATTAAAGGTGCTCAAACCATTGCAGAAGAATTAGCAGAAAACAATTATGGTGGTAAGATATCCTTTAGTGGATTTGGTGAGAACTTACTTAACCCTGATTTCGTAGAAATCGTAAAGACATTCAGAACAGAGTTACCTTATGCAACACTTGAGTGTAACACTAACGGTGATAAACTTACAGACAAATATCTCAGAGACTTAATCCACTATGCAGGATTAGATTTAATCTATATTAATCTGTATGATGGGCCTGAACAAATGGAACACTTTGATGAAATAATTCTATGGGCAGAAATAAGACAAGACCAATATAAGTTCCGTATGCACTGGGGTGACTTTGAGAAACACGGACTGATACTCAACAATAGGAGTGGCACAATTGATTGGGTTGGTATTGAAGAAACAGACATCACAAAGTTACAAGGGAAACCTTGTCATTACCCTTTCTACAAAATGTTTGTGGATTGGAACGGTGATGTGTTATTTTGTTCTAACGACTGGGGTAGAGAACATGTCGTTGGGAACCTTCTCCAACAGAGTCTACATGACGTATGGTTTTCGAAACCAATGGCAAAGATTCGAAGGAGACTTATAAAAGGAGACCGTTCACAATCTCCTTGTAATAAGTGTAGTGTAGATGGTTCACTGTTTGGTAAACCATCGTTTGATATTGTGAAGAAATATATGAATCAATGAGAATACTAATTATGGGATTGCCTGGCTCAGGTAAAACCACACTTGCAAGAGAACTGTCTTATCATTTTCTTGTACCTCATTACAATGCTGATACTCTGAGAGAGAAACACAACGATTGGGATTTCACAGAGGAAGGAAGACTACGACAAGCATTCCGTATGTCTTTTGTTGAATTTGGGATTATGGACTTTGTGTGTCCACTACCTAAAATGAGAGATATAGTCGATGCAGACTATATAATATGGATGGACACAATCGAATCAGGTAGATTCGATGACACTAACAAAGTGTTTGTGGAACCATCTAAGTATGATTTAAGAATTAAAAAATGGATTGGACTAAACCAACTACACAAATCCTTGGAAGGTTTCAACCGTGGCACAAAGGGCATACAGAGTTATTTAAACGAGGCCTTGCCAAAACTGGTCAAGTAATAATCTTATTACGAGAACAGGACGGAACTGACAAGAATCCATACGACCATCATGAACGTATGGAAATGATTTGGAAGACGTTAGTAGATGACGAGGGTATCGACCCTAGTGTATTCGAAATAATGTATATGCCTAACATTACCCATATAACCTATGGGCGTGATGTAGGATATAAGATAGAACAGGAACACTTAGATAAGGAAATCGAAAGTATAAGTGCAACAGATATAAGGAATGGACTCCGTAAAGAAAACACTGCAGAAGACTCTTAGTTGGAGGATAACTGCAACCGTGACAACAATGTTTATCGCCTATGTTTTTATAGGCGATTTAACAGTTGCATTGAGTATAGGTGGTGTGGAGTTCTTTGCAAAGATGATAATTTATTACGTGCATGAACGTATATGGAACAGAGTATGAAGATAGCAATAACAGGTAGTACAGGACTTGCAGAGTTAATCAAAAGAACATTTGAGTCAACACCCCATGCAGGTAAAACATTTACAGTCAAACCTCTACGAATAGAAGACATTACAGTCAATGATACTAAGTGTTGGATATTTGACAAAGAGAATAAAAACCATATTGATGTTCTTATCAACTTTGCACATCAGGACTTTGACCAAGTAAAGGTTTTAGATATTGTACACAGAGCGTGGTGCGATGATAGTACAAAGTATATTATCAACATATCGTCACGTGCATCACAACCCAATATCTCAAAAGGTTACATGTACTCTGCACAAAAGAATGCATTGAATCATCTTGCAAACAATCTAACTTATAATTCAAAAAGAAGATATAAGATGACCACTGTCAACTTAGGTTTACTAAACCATGAGTTACCATCTGTTCAACATCAAGAGGTTGCATTTTTACTTTACAAGTTGGTTACAATCTATCCACACTTAGAGATTACTGACTTGACACTTCAAGCACATGCAAACTATCTTGAAGTTCAGGATGATAAATCCACTTTACAGGATGTAGATAAAATGGTACAATCACTATATCCACAGAACGGAATGTAATAAATAACATTATGAGTATAGAATATAACGACTTTGGTTTCACTGCAATGGATGCTGATGAACTTGCATCAGTAGATACTAAGATTGTAGAAAAGACCACCAGTGCAACAGAAGTCATTAATAAATTAGACAACTTTATCAGACCTCTCCTTGAGAATCTTGCCAAGGATTCTGACAAAGACTACATCTACTGGCCCAATCGTGTCGAGATTATCAATAAGAAAATCAACGAGTTAAACGAAATCCAAAAAAATATCTAAAAAGGGGTTTACAATGCCCCACCACTTTTGATACTATAGACTTCATAAATTGGAGTACAATATGAATACAGAAGAATACTACGTAAAACTTGGTCAGAAACTGATTAGGGATTGCGAAGACAATAAAATCTATGCATCTAATTCAAAACAACCGTTGGAGAAACAACGTGAGTTAGATGAGAAGTGGAATGCAGCCGTGACTGCAGGAAACAAACTAGTGACTTATGGTACAACTTGGTCTCGGTTTGAATCTATCAATGACCTCACACCACTAGAGAAACTTGTAATCAAAGAACAGATTCAAATTTAATATGATTAAAACCTTTGATAACATTTTAAGTAAAACATCTCTTAACTTACATCAGCAGGAAATGAAATCATTTATGCATGGTGCTGATTCAGTTCAATGGTGTGTATCTTTGTTCAATTGGGCAAATGAAATTAAAGACTCAGTAGTTGGGTGTGTTTATCAAAGGGAAACTAGTGATGTATTAAATGAAAGTGTGCGACAAGACTTATTGAATGTAGGTGCAGTGAAACCAACAGAAAAAGTTATTGTTAAACATTATATGTGGGATAGAAACTCAGGAATTGCATTACATGGAGATAGTCATATCAAACGTTCTGTTACAATCTACATGAATGAAGAGTGGAATCCTAATTGGGGTGGAATCTTTGTTTATCAAAATGAAGATTCTTGGAATGCAATAATGCCAAAATTCAATACTGCTGTCATGAATGACGAACATGTTAAACATATGGTAACTCATGTGAGTGCATTAAGTCCTGATATCAGAGTCACTATGCAGTGTTGGATAAATTAGTCTTTCCGTCCTTGTAGCTCAATAGGATAGAGCAACGGTCTTCTAAACCGTAGGTTACAGGTTCGACTCCTGTCAGGGACGCCAAATGCAGAGGGTAAGTTATGGAACTTACACTGACAATCTTTTTGTGGTTAGTAGTAATTATCACAGTAACCGTAGTAGGTGTATCCTTTTGGATGACCTATGATTTAATTAAGTTCGATTTATTTCCTAAGGAGGAAGAAGAAGATGAGTAAAGATCGGTTTGACTTAGAACAGAGCATCATGGATTGTTGGAATGTAACTGACGACATTGGTATGGTGACTGACTATTTTGTGGATAATCCTAAGTTTGAACATATGCCTGCAGACATTACAGATGCAATTATGAATAAGTATCTTGGTATTAAAGAACTCTATGAGATTCGATTTCAACGATTGTGGGATTGTTTTGAAGACATGATTGAAAATAAACAGTTTGTTGAGCAAACGTATCAATTAGATTTGTGGGATAATGACCCTCTCTTAGACACTTCTGTTATTACATTAAGTGGGTCAGGTGATTCCATCACATTGGGTGAGTTGAGTGATTACACTATGAAAGATGATATGACTCCATCCGTTTCATTCTCAGTTAAAGACGGAGATTAGCACAGACTGGTAGTGCGCTCGCTTTGGGAGCGAGAGGTCACAGGTTCGAATCCTGTATCTCCGACCATGCCTGAGTGGTGGAATTGGTATACACAAGGGACTTAAAATCCCTCGTCTTCGGACATGCGAGTTCAAGTCTCGCCTCAGGCACCATTTCAGGGGGGTTGACAAAGCCCCTCATTTTTTGTTATTATATACACATGATGACAAATAAGGAGACTGAAATGGAACGTAATCTAGAAAACTTAATCCCTCTTGTGCAAAAGTTGTGTGATGACATTAACGAACTGCACTTCAAAGAGTACCCTACTCTTACGGAGTATCATACCTATTTTGAGGTTGCACGTAAGTACATCAAAGTAATTACCAACACTGGTAATCAACGTATGGTGTGGGGTTTCATTAATAAAACTAACTCTAAATTTGAAATTGGTACTGTTCTGAAGTCTGCAGGTTGGTCAACTCCAACTCTGAATGCAGGACGTGGTAACCTGTTTGATGGATATGAGATATTTGGAATGAGAAAGTATGGGCCTGATTATCTTATATAATCTTCTTGGGGGGTTGACAATGCCCCCCATTTTTTTATATAATGGTTACATGATGATTAATAAGGAGACAAAATGATAAACAATCCAATATACCCAAAACCTGAAATTAAAGTTCTTGATGATGACAAGTTAGAAAGTTACTATATCACATCAAAGAGGTCTAATGCTGTTTTGAATTTTGAATTCGATTTTTGTGATAATAATGAGTTGAACGACATAGTAGAGAATGGTCTCTCTATTGCAGTTCACTAAGGAGACGATATGAATATATTAGAATACGATGTAAATGAATACGGTAAGAATGGTTCCCACCTACAAGGGTACATTAATACTGACTACGACACTCTAGTGTCTGTGTTGGGTAAACCTTCTTACACTGATGCAGACCCATATGCAAAAGTAAATTGTGAATGGGCGTTAACTGTTAAAGTTCCTGATGGTGATGACGATTGGGATTATGTACATGCAACAATCTACAATTGGAAGGATGGTTACATCCCTCTAGGCGAATGTCAATGGCATGTTGGTGGGTTTAATCACATGGCTGTTGAGGTGGTATCTCTTATCATGAGTGATAAGATTGCCCCTGTTTATAGTGAGGTTGCATAATGATACGATTTATTTTAGGATTTATTTTGGTGTTAGGTGGTGTAGGTGGTATTGAACACAATACAGAAACCCTCTTACCACTTGACAGTTTATGTGTTATAATAGTAGGATTCCTACTAATGTTTTGGTTCGTTATCGGACTGGAGGAGAATGATTATGACTATTGATAATAATAAAGTCATCACAACGTTTGTAGATGACTGTGGAGTGGAACACCACATTAGTGACTTTGCACCAAGCCCTGAAGACGAACTACCTGAGGGTGTTTGTGTTTGTGGTGAATACAACTGTCCTGATGGATATGCTCATACAACAAGTGGGTATTAATATGGAAATGTTTTTTGGAATAATATTCTTAATGATTATGGGGACTATGGTTTACATAGGAATTGTTATCTCTGAGGAGAAACGACAAGGTAAATATATCCCCCTCATATGGGAGAAAGACTTTTGGAAATAAAAAAACACAAATATGGAATAGACGGAGCTGCAAAGGAAAGAGAAACACTTCGTGTTTTACTTGCAGGTGCAGGTGGTACGACAATAGGATTTATTGTTGGTATGTTAGTTATGTTTGCAACAATGCAACAAGCACATGCATCTGATGAAAACGGTGATGTCTTTTGTCTTGCACAGAACATTTACTTTGAGAGTGGTAACCAACCTATGGTTGGTAAGATAGCAGTGTCACACGTAGTGTTAAATCGAGTTGAATCTAGCTTGTATCCTGACACTATCTGTGACGTTGTTTATGATGCAAAGACTCGTATCAACTGGAAGGGTAACGAAGTGCCAATAAGAAATCAGTGTCAGTTTAGTTGGTATTGTGACGGTAAGTCAGATGACCCTATAGACAGTAAGACATGGATTACATCTATGCAACTTGCACGTAGGATTCTAAACGGAGAATGGTCTGACATCACTGAGGGTGCAACCCACTATCATGCAGATTTTGTCTATCCCTTTTGGGCAGACAGTCTCAACAGAACAACAACCATTGATAATCATTTATTTTATAAGTAGAGGAAATTATGTATGATACAGTAGAAAGGTTTAGAGAGTTTTTGGTAGACACCTACTATCTTATGAATGGAGTGCAACACAAATATGCATTTCCAAATGGTTATGGTGCAAGTGTTGTTAAACACGATGGTAGTTATGGTGGACAAAGTGGTTTATGGGAACTTGCAGTTTTAGATTTCTCTGTAGACAGTGAAGGTGAACTATGTTATACTAGTGGCATTACTGATGATGTTATTGGACATCTTTCATGGAATAACGTAGAGAAATACTTAGGGGAGATACAGCAACTATGAATTTATTTTACTTACACAGGAAACCAAAGAAGTGTGCAGAGTTGCACTGCGACAAACACGTAGTCAAAATGATTATTGAGTATGCACAATTAATGTCTACTGCTCATCGTATGTTAGACGGTAATGAGTGGATGGACAAGACTGCAAACGGTAGAAACATTCGTAGGTGGGAACACCCTAGTGCATACATGGATGCAATGTTGTACAAAGCATCACACATCAATCACCCCACTGCAATATGGACACGTCAGAAGACTGGTAACTATGAATACCTTTACAAACTGTTCTGTGCATTATGTGACGAATACACATATCGATATGGTAAGGTTCACAAGACCGACTCTCTACTCAGAGACGTATTAGAAAGACTACCTAAGAACATGGACAGGGGTTTATTCTCTGCACCCCCATGTGCAATGCCTGACGATGTTAAGAGTGTCAACGTCATTGAAGCATATCAAAATTACTACAATAAATACAAAAAAGACTTTGCGAAGTGGACTAATCGAAACGTCCCTTCATTTATGGGAACGTGATATGCCAACATATGTATTTCTGAATACAGAAACAAATGAACTTGAAGAACACTTAATGTCTTACACTAAGTTAGATGAGTTCAAAGAATCCAACCCACATCTTAAATCACAAGTCACTGCACCTAGTATTGTCAGTGGTGTATCAGTAAAAGACAAACGTGATGGTGGATTCAAAGAGGTAATGTCAAAGATAGGTGATGCACATCCAGGCTCTAATGTTCACAAAGAGTATGGAACCAAAGATATCAAACGAGAAAAAACTGTAGATATTATCAAAAAGCACCGTGACATCCAGTCAAAAAAGTAGTAAAATAGATTATGGAAATTAAAACGAGTACACTGGAGATTACTGATTTAGAACATCTTGACCTTCACACAGAAACAATAGACGGTAAAAGATTCTATGTAGATTCAGTAGGAAACAAATATCCTAGTGTTACTACTGTTACCAGTCTCTTAACTAGAGACCAAATTAAACTATGGAGGGAACGTGTAGGTGAAGAAGAGGCAAACCGTGTGTCAACTAAAGCTGCATCACGTGGTACTCGTATTCACCAACACATTGAAGACTATCTTCGAAAAGAAAAACCGTACATTGAATTTAAGAACATCTTAGAAGAGGCAATGTTTAAAGGTGTGAGACCAGTGTTAGATGAGATAACACCCCTTGCACTAGAAGCACCTCTCTATTCTAAACATTTAAAGATGGCAGGTCGTGTTGACTGTGTGGGTCTCTATGATGATTCACTATGCATCATTGACTTTAAAACATCATCCAAATTTAAACAAGAGAAGTATGCAAAACCTTGGTATGTCCAAATGACTGCATATGCATTAATGGTCGAAGAACTCACAGGAGTTCCAGTCGATGAGTGTATGGCATTAGTCTGTTTACCTGATGGTAACTTTCAAATGTTCTTTTGTAATCCAGTGGATTATGTGGACGAGTTAGTCGGATTACGTAATCAATATCAAAATCTTTACGGAGTATAATTATGGCAAATCATGTAACCTTTAGTTTTGACATTGAAAATGTCAATGAAGAAGGACAACAATTCCTCGAAGGTATCTTTGAGGGTAAGGATGACCTACATCAAACTGAGTTTGAAGGTCAGAATCTAAGTGAATGTGGGCCCAAGTGGGCAACAATTGAGGACACGGATAGTTACGACACTACCTTTACAGTGTTTGGTGAAAGTGCATGGAGTCCACCTACGGACTACTTGGAAGCATTGCATGGTGCATTATTGAAAGTGTCACCTGAAGCAACTGCAACAATTCACTATACAGATGAAGCACCTAACTTTGCAGGTGTCTACTTTTTTGAACCAGTAGATGATGGCAACGGTGGAAAGAATACTTGCATCGATGGTGTTGAATTAGATAACGAAGAAATCTTTGAACTATGGTCAGAAGAGTATAGTGAAGACTTCAACAATGCATTAGAAATAGTTGCAGAAGAAGAAGGAATTGCTAAATCAGAACTTCTCGAACAACAAGAAGACTTCTATGACCTCATTGATTACGATGAAATTCAAGATGCATACTTAGATAGTGTATGGGACGTTATTTCTAACTATCAATCAGAACAACTCAATATTCTAAAAGGAGGATAAGATGGCAGAGATTAAATTTAAACAAGTAGAGAACCACCAAGTAATTGTTACTAAGACAATGGTTTGTGTAACAGAAGATTGGGAAGGTAACGAAAAGGTAACCGAAGAAGAACTCAAAGAGTATATCGAGTGTGGAACGACAGGAGACGATGAGAAAGACGATTTCTGTTGGGACAGAGTTGCAGAAGCAGAGTGTGTTGATGAAGAAGATATCAATTGGTTCTCTGACAATAAAGGTTTTACTGAAATCGATAGAGAAATCTTAGATGATTAGTAAGAAAGACTTCACAGAACAAGTGGAAAAACTCATTAGAAATGGTAAAGCAGGTGTAATGGATGCGATATGTCGTGTATGCGAACTGAACAACATTGAACCTGAGAGTACTAAGAGGTTACTGAGTGACCCTCTTAGAGAAAAGTTAGAGGCTGAAGCACAGTCTCTAAAGTTAATTAATCGAGGTAAAGGTTCACAAGGGACAATTACTTCATTCTTTAGTAATTAGGAGTATACTATGAATAAAGGTGATACAGTAAGTGTCGTTGCTACGAGTGGTGAGTACGTTGGTGTACTTGAAACACTTGAACCGTTGACACTCAATAAACCACGTATGATTGTTTCCAACCCTGAGGGTGGAATGGGTTTTGCACGTGGTGTTGCAGTAACAGGTGAAGAGAATCCTGACACTATGATGTTTGGTTCTTATGTGTTTATTGCAAAATCAAACGATAAAGTTACAGAAGCACATGCAACTGCAACAAGTTCAATCGTTAAACCTGACTCTAAGATTGTTACTTAATGACAAGTAGAGAAGGATATGATGCATATACGTTGTACCTTGGGATTAAGTTACACTTCAATTCCAAGGACTACAATTTTATCAAATACAATGGTAAAGTAAAAGCAGACATCAATTCTTTTCTAAAGAGGAAGGACAAATACCATTTCGGTAAACTCTATAAAACATACAAACAAGATTTACAGGATTTCTATATTGCAAATCTATCGTTTAAAGACCAGTGGGCAGGTGACCTATTAACGGAAGAAGCAGATAGAGTGTATAGAGATTGGAAGAAGAGAAACCAAAAACTATCTTACATGTTTGAGACAGAAGTGTCAGACCAACTTAGAAAGTTTAAGATAGATACTCTTCTCAAAGTTATGAATGGTCAACATCCTCGTTTACTCAAAGCATACATGAGTAAACAGGTGTCACTAGAAACCATCTGTATTATGGATGAGATTATTGGATTCACAAAAGACTGGGATAAACTAATCTCAGAAAAGGTAGTGTATCCTGATATCTCAATAAAGATAAACAAATACAAATCATTCGTGTCTTTTGACCACGATAAGTATAAGAAGAGACTTATAGAACTATGCTCACAATAGTAGGTAACGGCCCAAGTCGTTTAAAATATGATTTAAATACCATCGGAGAATGGTGGGGGTGTAATCAAATCTACAAAGATGCAACACCTGACATTCTCTTTTGTATGGATATACCTCAACAGGTAGATATCATTACAAGTGGATATCACAAAGAACATAAGGTTGCTGTCGGTGGTTGGGAACCCTTAGAAATGGAATACTACTATGGTATGAAGATGGGGTTAGGATTTGGTGAACAAATAATTGTCGACAACGTAAATCAAGAAGACGATTGGTTTGTGGTGATGGGAGACCATCAATGTATGGATTTACTGAGCTATAGCAGTTCCCAAAAAGATAACATAGTTATATATAATTTTTTGAATCTCAAGAACCTCTTTACTGGAATGTCTGCATTAGGATATGCCATGGAACAAGGAAGAGAAGAGATTACACTAATAGGTTTTGATGCATTACAACATGGTGATGTGTCGAATGTGTATGAAGGTAGAGAGTTTTATTTACCTAAATATACTACTGAGGACAGAGTGTTTGATGCACAACGTTCTCAATTCATTGCACTGTTAAAGCAGTATCCGAATAGTCGAGTTTATTTCAAAAACCCACTAGACGAACTGGAGTTGGTAGTGTATAATGAACTCAATTACTATGAAAGTAGTGATGAATGGATTCTTGGAGAAGGGTTTCTTCAAGAGTCTTAATATAATAAGATACAATGCAATACAATAGGAGAATACAATGTCATCTTTAGATAAACTCAGACAGGCTATGGAGTCTGCAACTCCCCAATCAGGAGGAGAAAAAAAATCTTACGGCGATGATCGCTTTTGGAAACCTGAACTCGACAAGAGTGGTAATGGTTTTGCTGTGATTCGCTTCTTACCTACCCCTGAAGGGGAAGAAATGCCTTGGGCATCTTATTGGGATCATGGATTCCAAGGGCCTGGTGGTTGGTATATCGAGAAGTCTCTAACGACTATCGGTAAACAAGACCCTGTGTCAGAATACAACACTCAGTTGTGGAACACTGGGATTGAGGCAAACAAAGAACAGGCACGTAAACAGAAAAGACGTTTACACTATGTGTCTAACATCTATGTTGTTTCAGACCCTAAGAACCCTGACAACGAAGGTAAAGTCTTCCTTTATCGTTATGGTAAAAAAATCTTCGAACAACTTAAGGAGGCAATCTCACCTGCATTTGAGGACGAGAAAGCAATCAATCCTTTTGACTTGAGAGAAGAAGGTGCAAACTTCAAAATCAAAATTAGAAAAGTTGATGGTTATTGGAACTACGACAAATCTGAATTTGAAACACCTGCACCACTTTTTGATGATGAAACTAAGTTAGAGACTATAAATATCTCTACTTTCTCATTATCAGAAATCATTGCACCAAGTGAGTTCAAGTCTTACGAAGAACTCAAAGAGAAACTAGACAGAGTGCTAGGTCTCTCAGGTGGTGTGAGTACATCAACTGCAGAATCAGTTGCAGAAGACCTAGATGAAGTGCCTTGGTCAAATGTAAATACTGCATCTGTAGCAGATGAACCTGTAGTCCCATCAGTGGAAACATCTTCAGAAAGTGTCGAAGAAGATGATGATGCGATGGACTACTTCAAAAGACTTGCTACAGAGTAGTAAGTCTTAGTATAGGGGATGGAAGATTACATTATGTGTCCGTGATAAGTCTTCCATACTCACTGAGACCGTGGATTATAAATGGGGGTACTCAGTAAGGGTAAGATGATGTGTGTAAAAGCGGTGTCATCGGTATGTAGCGGGAATGCTGTAAGGCGTGGGGCGAACATACATTTTTTGAAAACAATATTGACAAAGTAAGGAATGTCGTTGTATAATAATAGTATGCCAAGTGTAAAACCAAATAAACATCCGAAGACTAATAATGTCGAACCTTTTGACAGAATGCTTCGTAGGTTTAAGAAATCATGTGAACGTGCAGGTATTGTGCAAGAAGTTCGTCAACGTGAGTTCTTTGAGAAACCTGCATCAAAACGTAATCAAAAGAACCAAGACATTAAGAGACGTAAGAAGTTACAAGCAAAACGAGAATCAGTTAAAGGTTATCGTAGGAGATAATCATGAACGGCAAAGGTTCAAAGAGACGACCTCAAATCGTTTCTCAAAAAAAATTCGAAGAAGCATGGGATAATATCTTTGTAAGAAAGGTAACTCCTGAACATGCATCTACACAGATTCATAAAGATAAAACTAAGGTCATTCCAAGAAAACAAAAATACAATGATATATAATATCACTAATCCTGACTATAGTCTTAATCAAGATGCTATAGAAAGACTTAGAGGAGATTTCGAAACCGTATCAAAGGTTGCACCTCCTAAGATTGTTAAACTAGGTGATGCAATGCATCGTTATAACCTAATAGAAGATATCAATCCTTCACTTCCATACGTCAAACACTTACTCAATAATCTACATCGTGAACCTGTAACCAAAGAAACGTTTGGTGCAAAGATGTCGAATCCTGACGATAACAATAATTTTCATGCAATCAAACTCATGTATCTTATTCATACAGCTATTACAACAGGATTCTATTCATATTGTCAAGCATGTATTCATACAAAACGTCAGAATCCTAAGTGGTTTGTACATCCAGGCCAGTTCAGAGAGAAAGCATTAATTCATTGTGGTCAAGAGGATGCAGAGTTCATTGTGTGGGACAGTCAGAATATGATTGATGCACCTGTGCTATCATTTGATGATTGGAGTTCTAAGTTCTTACACAATGCAGAACACGAAAGAGATTTACACATTGCAGTCCACAACGAAGAACATAAAAAGATTGTTGAGTTTCATGTAGGTGAGGACAGACCTGCATTCTATGATTTAGGACAACAAGTTTTCGAAATGTATGGTGGTAAGAAACCATACCTTATTGGTGAATGTAATGATTCCATTGCAGAGTACTTCAGTAATGATGAATCAAGTAACGTTCATGTCCATGCTCATCAAAAACTGCAAGAATCAGATTTGATGATTCTATTAACTGCCCATCCAAATATAGGAGATATTCGTACAGATAGTCTGACCATTTCTCGTAAATAAACATAAATAAGAGACAATGTCAGGTTTATTTGAGCAATACGATAATCTTCTACCAGCAGAAATACAAGAAAAGACTAGTGAAAGTCTAGACTGGTTTAGAAAGAATCTAAGAAAGATAACTTTGAGAGAAGACCAAGTGTCACGTTCTCAAGGTGAAACGGCGTCTCCGTCTAATATGAGGACAGGAGAAATGTTCATGTATATGTACGATGCAAAGTATAAAGACTTACTTCCATGGTATGACCGTTTCCCTCTTATGATTTTGTTAGAGAAATCACCTAAGGGATTCTTAGGACTTAACCTACATTACATAGCACCTAGATATCGTGCAGTATTATTGGAGGAGTTATATAAGTACTCCACTGATGAAGATTTAGAAGAAGGTGCAAGATTTAAACTGACTTATGAATTATTAAAGTCAGTCAGTAAATTGAAGTACGGCATTCCATGTGTAAAACGTTATCTATGGTCACACATCGATAGTAGGATACAAAGAGTATTACCTGAACACTGGGATGTGGTAAGTATGTTACCACTTCAAAGATTTAACACGAATGCAAACACAGTGTATGCAGATAGTCGAAGGAAATTCGGATGAGTCATTTAGATATAGATAAATTTAAGTATAATTTTGATAATGGTGCAAGAACAAATAGGTTTGAAGTGAATCTGTTTTGTCCAAACATAGGACTTAGTTGGGAAGGTCTGAGAGTCGAGTCTTGCAGTTTGCCAGGCAGACAGTTAGAAACTTCTCAGTTTTCAGAATACGGGCCCATTAGAAACCTACCATTTCAAGTTGGATACGATGGTGGTCAGGTTGACTTTACCTTCTTATGTGATTCATCTTTTGCAGATAGATTTTTAATCGAAGCATGGATGGATGAAATCATAAGTGGTGGTGCATCACTTATGGCAGGTGCAGATGGTGAAGGTGGAGGTAACTCTCTTGATGCATTAGGGTCTCGTGTTAAACCAACATATTCATATTACAATAATTACATAGGTAGAGTTGAGATAATTCAACTCAGACACAATGGTAAAAATGCATTAAAATATGAGTTGCATGAAGCATATCCAGTTGCATTTGCACCTATGGAACTAAATTCAACATCAACCGATGATATATTGAGATTCACTTGTACGGTTGCATTTAGGGCATTCTCGTCTGAGTACGTAGAAGACCCATCTGCAGGAAGTCTTATAAATAAAGGAAGAAAGATTCTCGATATTCTTTTGGAAGGTGGAAAGATTGCAGACAGGTTTGGTAAAGGTAACTCTTTCAATGACCGTCTGAATAAACTGGATGAAAGATTAAGTCGAATTGGTTCTATCTTCGGATAGATTATAATAATGGAGTAGATTATGGGATTACCAATCCAAAAGGCACCTAAATTTAAGTGCAAATTAAGTGATGGAACAACTGTAAATTTCAGACCGTTTCTTGTAAAAGAACAGAAGTATCTGATAATTGCAAAAGAGAGTACAGATAACGAAGAGATTCTCGATGCAGTTAAAAATTTGATAAATGCAGTTACAGATGGTGAAGTGGATGCAGAGAAACTTCCCATTTATGATTTAGAATATTTGTTTCTAAACATACGTGCAAAGTCAGTTGGTGAATCAGTTGAAGTTGCACTGTTCTGCCAAGAACCTGATTGTGATGGTTCAGGAAGAACAAATGTGAATCTTACTGAAGTTGAGATTGTACAAAATAAAGAAGTCGATAGTAAACATATGATTAGTGAAGGGACAGGTGTTACACTTCGTTATCCTACTACTAAACAACTTGCAAAGGTTGATGGTATTAAGGATGAGGGAGATAAGATTATAGAACTTCTCAAATTTGGTATCGAAACAATCTTTGATGGAGAAGACATTTATTATGCTGATGATATTTCGGATTCAGAGTTAGTTGAATTCATAGAGAGTCTAACACTAGACCAGTTAGAATCATTGAATGAATTCTACGAATCAATCCCATCAGTATCTAAGGAAGTGAGTTACAAGTGTGACTCTTGTGGTGTAGTTAACAACACAGTATTGAAAGGGTTATCTAATTTTTTTTAATAGCTCTTTCTCATGAGAATTTAGTTAACTACTATAACACAAACTTTCAGTTAATGCAACACCACAAGTATTCATTAACTGAACTAGATGAAATGATGCCGTGGGAAAGAGAAGTATATGTTAAACTTCTCCTCAATTATCTTGAAGAAGAAAAGATGAGACAGGAGAAACGAAGAAGATAATTTATATTATGTGTACGTGATTTAATTTAGAGGACACATAATGACAACAGAAACAGTAGACACAGGCAGAAATGAAGTCGAGATTGATCTTGATAAGTACACCAATCTAGTGTTAAAACTAGATGAGGCAAACGACAAGATTAAAGAGATGGAAAAAATGTCAAAGGAACTGAAGATTGCAACTATGGCTGCAAAACCTCAAACGAAGTTTTCGTTTGGTGCATTGTTTAGAGATGAGAACGATATCAATGAGAAATCAATCATTGGTTTCGCATCTTTTTTAATGATGCTTGCATTCGGTATTGTGGATTTAGTGACAGGATTTTGGGGACAAGATATAACCATATCCGACACTATTTACACTTCATTCGTAGTAGTAACCTTAGGTTCATTTGGTATTGCAGAAGCTGGTAAAGCATTCGGAAAACAATAGGAAGATATAAGTCATGGCAGATGATTTCGAAAAACGTAATCAGGAAGTACAGAAAAAAATTGAGAGTGTAAATGAAACTGCATCTCAATTAAGACCTACATTCCAAAAGGTTATTGAAGAAATTAAAAACGTTAATGTGGAAGTCGCAGAGACTGCTGCAAATTTAAGGAAGTCATCTAAAGACACTTTCTCAGGTGCATTAGCATCTAGAAAATTACTAAAGGTTCAAAGAGAACTTGCAAATGACCCTGAACTGAAAAAAGTTTCAGAGGATTTGAAAACTGTTTATGAAGAACAGAGAAGAGCATTAGAAGTTGCAAGAAAAAAAGATGCAGAACTTATTTCTGCACAAGAAGATAGACTAAAACTAGAAGCACAACTTCGAAAACTTTCTGTTGATGGTGCAAGAGACGAAAAAGGTAAATTCATGTCTCAGGCAAAAATTCTAGAAGAAAGAACTAGGATATCAAAAGAATTATCAGACAGAAATAAAGATGTCGAAGAACGTGAACAAAAGATTAAAGATACTTTCAATGATGATATCGAAAAACTTTCAAAAGAAGAAGAACGAGTACGTTCCAATGCAACTGCAAAATTAGAAAAGGCATCTAAAACAGAAGGGTTTGATAATTTCTCAGATGGATTAAAGGAGCTTACTGGTGGACTGGTTGATATCTCTGCACCTCTTGATATGATGGTTAAGAAATGGAATGCAGTTGGTCAACTTGCAAACGGTGTAAAGTCAGGGTTCAATGCAATCAGAGAGGGTGGTAACAATCTCGTTACAAAACTCATGGGTGTAGGTGAAGAGACTGAAGATAATCAAGAGAAATCAAACAAAATTAGTGATAAACTTCTTAAGGGTAGAGAGAAGGGTGATAAAAAACACCTTAAAGAACAAGAAAAGGTAACTGGAAAATTATCAGGGATTTTCGGTACTCTTAAAAAGATTGCTGCAGGATTCTCATTATTACTTTTAGGTTTTGTAGCAGTTGCTGCAATAATTCTCTCCATTCCTATAGCACTTGGTGTAGCATTATCAAACCTATCATTTGCAGGTGCAGGTGAAGTTGTAAAACGTGCAGTTAGTGGTATTGGTCAAGCATTAGATGATGCAACAGCATTAATCAAAAAAGGTTTTGAGAAAATAGGAAGTGCATTAGATGATGCAATGAAGTTTTTCAAAAACTTATTCCCTAAGAAAGTGCCTCCAGCACCAAAGACACCACCTAAACCAACACCTAAACCAACACCAAAGACACCAGTTGACCCATCGAAGGCGAAACCAACAACTCCTAAACTAGGTAAAGTTGACCCTATGGCGGAGAAGTTCAGACAACAGGGTACTCCACCTAAACCTACTTCTGCTGCAGACGATGTTGCAAAAACTGTAGTTAAAGAAGCAGATGAAGTTGTCGAAGAGGTTGCAAAAAAATCTACTGGATTCTTCAGTGGAGTTAAAGGTTTTGCAAAAGGGTTAGTTAAAAAGTTACCAGTTATCGGTGCAGTTGCAGAATCAGGATTTGATGCATTCCAACAGTTCGACAAGATGGAAGACCTCACAAAAGCATATGAGGCAGGTGAACTTAAAAAGATTGATGAAGAAACAGGTAAAGAACGTGCATACACAGAAGAGGAATTTGCAAAACTTCAAGAAGCATTCAAGGCAAACCTTGCAGGTTCAGTAGGTAAAGGTGCAGGTTCATTTGGTGGTGCTGCTGCAGGTGCAGCTGCAGGTGCAGCGATAGGTTCTGTAGTTCCTATAGTTGGTACATTCATCGGTGGTCTTGTGGGTGCAGTTGCTGGTGGAATCATGGGTGGTAAGGTTGGTGACAAACTTGCAACCGAAGGTGCAGAATTAATACAAGGAAGTGAGGGTGACTCACAAGCATTGATTGACAATGCAGTTTCATCATTACAAATAGATGGTGATGCAGTTGCAGGTGCAACTACAGATGTTGCAGAAGGAGATAAAGCATCACAGGGTGGTAATTCTGTTATGTCTACGACTGCAGTGACACAACAAAATGTAACGAACAGTCAAACTACAGTGACAAGTCAACTTTCTGCAAGAAACACAGACCCATCAATAGGTCGTACATCTGCATTAGCAACATAATAGTCTAAGATACTCTTCAACTTTCTTTAAGTCTTCAGGTGTGTCTACGGACAGTCCTACATCTTTCACTTCAACCATTTGCACATCGTATCCATGTTCCAAGTATCGTAACATCTCAACTTGTTCTGCTTGTTCTAGTGGTTTTTGTTCTAACCTAGAGAAGAGTTCTAACCCCTCTCTTGTGAACACATACAATCCTAGTTGTTGATAATAGTCAACCACATCTGTATCACCACACTTTGGATAGGGGATAGGTAGTCTAGAGTAAAACATTGCCTGTCTACTATCATCGCAAACTACCTTAACCACATTTCTATCTTCTATTTTAAAGTAATCAGTAATACGCACATACGCATTCCCTACGCAAGTATTCGGAGACTCCGTAAAAGTACGTACCAAAGTGTCAATAGTGTAAGGGTCGATGACAGGTTCGTCACCTTGAATGTTTACGAAGTAATCCCCATCAAGTATCTCAATTGCTTTTGCACATCGGTCTGTTCCAGTGTGACATGGTTCGTCCACCACAACACATGGAATTTCATTTAATGCACAGTACTGATTAATTCGTTCATCGTCTGTAAGAACCACAACTCTATCTAAGGACTCTGCTTGGATGCATTGATTATAAACCCTATGAATCATAGGGATACCATTTATAAGTTCGAGAGGTTTACCCTCGAATCGAGTTGACTTCCAACGTGCAGGAATTAATCCAATAACTTGATTAAGTCCGACAGTCGGTTTAGAGAGTGTTCGCATTGTACTTCACCGTATCCATAGTTTGCATGTATAAATTTTACACCAGCACGGTCTGCACATTCTTTATCAGATTGCATATCACCGACATAGACTGCATCTGCAGGGTCTACCTTTAAGTGTGCAAGTGTATATAGTAGTTGGTCAGGTGCTGGTTTACCTCTACTGAATTTACGAGGACAACTGACCCAATCAAAACGTGGGAGTTTTAATAGTATTTTATGAGTTCTATCTTCAGACTTCGATGTAACTATACCTGTCCTATACTTCTTTTTCAACTCCACTAGTGTATCAAATGCACCATCATAAAACTTAATCTTGTTTAGTGTCTCTTTAGAGTAATGGTCGTAGATGCTTTTGATAAGAGTGTGTGAATGATTGATACCTATGGTGTCTAGTATATCCTCAAAGGGTTTACCAATCTCTGCAAAGTATTTTTCAAAAGGGACTTTGATATTACACTGCAACATTACCATACCCCATGCAGTTCGCATGTTCTCTTTGGAATCTATGAGGACTCCGTCTAAGTCAAAGATTACTGCTTTCATTTTTTCTTGTTTGGTAATAAGTGGTCTTCCGTTAATATTCTAAAACTCATTCGTCTGTCTGCACAAAACTCTTCTGCAGCTTTCCATTTTGCTTGGTTTACTGCATAGGTGGCAATCTCGTTGAGAAATTTTTTAGTTTTACGTTTCTGTTCTTTGGGTGGTAGTGTCTGTTTCTTAGGTTTAACTTCGATAATTTCACGTATCGATTGTCCCCTAGTGTTCACATACTTTATATAGAAGTCAGGAAAGTATCGATGCACCCTTTTATCAATAGGTGAACGATACGGTATGATGATTTCTTCACTTCCCCACTCTATGATAGCAGGATTGTTATCACAGTAGACCATAAACTTACGTTCCCATAGAGAACGATAAAAGATTTTAGTAGGGTCTCCTTTGTATTTTTTATAGTTCTTCGGTTTGAACTTACCACTGTATGACATAAATAACTGTAAACTCTTTAGGATTATTTATATGTCATTCATTGATAAACTTTTAAGTAAAGTAAACAAGGCAAAGTCTGCACTCAATTCAGTCAAAGGTATTGAGAGTAAAATCAAAAGTCTCAACTATAACTCAGTTATTGACCAACTGGGGGAACAAGCACGTGAGGCAAGAGATAAATTAGACGAAAGAAGAAAAAGTTTAGAAAGTCAAATATCATCCTCTAGTTCTTCAAAAGGATTCTCAAAACAAAACCCTGCATCATCATTTGTGGATTTACAATATCCTTTAGAGGATTTAGACAATTGGATTGTGTTCACAACACGTCCTCGTAAAGCACGTGGTACTGGTAGGAATGCAAATTTACTTTCAGGTAATGAACAGGTTGAAATAAAACTATATGTCCCTGATACTTTGTTGTCTCAATCAAATGTAACTTTTGCTGCTAAAGGACAAAGTGCTATTGCATCTGCTATTAAAGATGTTATTGATACAGGACTTAATTCGGACACTTTAAAAAATGCAGGACAAGAAAGTGCAAATGTTATCAAAGGTGCTGCACTAAAAGCAGTTGATTCTCTAACTGGAGGAATGACACAGATAACTGAAGGACGTGCAGTCAACCCTATGCAAGAACAAATGTTAGATGGTGTTGGTTTTAGGTCATGGAACTTTACATATGATTTCTATCCTAAATCACAGGAAGAAGCACGAATGGTAAATAATATTTTATTTGCATTTAGAACTGCAATGTTACCTGATACCTTCTCTGCAGCTGAAGGTGCAGACACTGAAAACTTTTTTAACTTTCCAAATGTATTTGATGTTGAATGGGAAGGCCCAATTGCAAATAAGATAGATGGATTTTTACCTATGGTATGTTCAAAAGCAGATGTTGATCATACTGGAGGACAGAAGTTCTCCACCTTTGTTGATGGACAACCAATCAAAACAACACTTACACTAGAGTTTTTAGAAATCAAAATTCTATCTCAAGAAAACTATGTTAGTATCAGTCCGTTTAAAGACGAGTTCGAAAACATCACGCCAGGCAGAAGTCAATTGGATGATGCAACAAGACAACAAGCTGATAACACAGAAGGAGGTGATGGGTAATGGCAAACGAATTATTTAAAAACTTTCCTAAGATAGGTTATCAATTAGAGAATGGTAAGTATGTTACTATCAGAGACTTTTTTAGAAAGTCTACTATCGAACAAAGTGCAATTAACAATATTATTGATTATGAATATTATGAACTAGAAGATGGTGAGAGACCTGATATCGTTGCAACTAAGATATATGGTAACGGTGATTTACACTGGACATTTTTTTTAGTTAATGAGTTCTTAAACTATAACGACTGGTATAAAGACGCTGAAACTTTTGATGCATACATGAAAGACAAATATCCAGGCCAGTATCTTCTTGTAGATAATGTATCAGACATCATAAACCAAGATAAAAAATTCCTTTTAGGTGAACAAGTCAATACTCCTATTGGAAATGGAAGAGTGTTACAGTTACAACCTACATATAAAAGACTAGGTGTAACTAATAACACTAAGTGGAGAACTGGAGACACAATCACAGGTGCAGTTAGCGGTAAGTCATTTGTGATTGGTAACATTGTGGATATGAAAGATGGGGTATCACACTATGTGAATTCAGAAGGTCTTAAAAAGAACTTCTTTGAAAATGGTTATACTTCAGTATCTAACCTAGAACATGAAATAGAACACAATGAGGAAAAACGTAAAATCAAAATCATTAGACCTGAATTAATCAATAGAGTGGTAAATGAATTTGAACGTTTAATGTCTAATTAATGGAACAACGAAATTTTAAGCCAGGTGAATTTGTCATCGAAGCATTGACTCTTGTTAATGCAGATGGTGATTCTAAAAATATAAAAACACATTGTACTGGTTTTACATTATTTGAAAGTATCTTTGATAAGTTTGTCTCTGCAGAATTGGCAATAGTTGATGGTGATAATCTTCTTAGAAAGTATAAGATATGTGGACAAGAGTATGTTAGATTATCACTCCGTGGAAAAGAAGGGGTTGGTGAAAAAACAGAAAAACAATTTTCTATAGACAAAACGTATAGAGTATTTAAAGTATCTAACAACAGAAGAATAGATGATAAAACACAATCATATGTTTTACATCTTTGTGAACCAAGAAATTTCTTCATTCAAAAACAAAGAATAAGCAAATCATTCAGAGGTTCTTATTCATCCATGATTCTAAAAACGTTGAAAGACTTTGGAAGTATGAAAGATTCAGAAGTGGATTTTTGGGAATCAACACTACCTCAAAATATACAGTTCATATGTCCTAATTGGACAGTCAATAGATTTATAGATTACTGTGTAAACAATGCAGACAGGTCAGTTAATGCAGCTTGGAGAAACGGTTACTTCTTATTTCAAACAACCAATGGTGGATTTAGATTCATGTCGATAGATGAAATGTTTGAGAGAGAGTTTCCTTTATCATTCAATTACTATCCAAAGTCAGCAAGTGTCGATGCATTAGACACCCCTATAAATTCAGAGGGTGGTTTAAACTCTACTATCCTTGCATATGAAAAACCACAATTGTTTGATACTCTTCGTGGTCAATTTAGTGGTGCTTATTCAGCAACAGCAAAAGTATATAATCCTCTCAAAAAAATCGAGGAGGAACATCATTACGATATCGGTAAAACAATGAAACGAGGAACTCACCTTTCAGGATTTTCATTAGTTAGATTAGATGACGAAGAGATAACCTTAGTTCCTGAAAACCAAATAGACCCTTTAGTGTCCCCACCCTCAGTTCCTAGAGATGCTGATTTTGCACCTAACAAAGCATTCAATAGTGTGGTCATCGAAGACTTTAACATGATGCATAACTATGGTGAAGCAGATGATATTACATTACCTGAAATTTTTGAAGGTAATAAAGTTGTAGATTCTGCAAGACTAGAGAGACGTGCATTACTAGAGATATTACAACAACATCAAATTATTGTTCAAATCCCTTTTAGGACTGATATATCTGTAGGTACAGTTGTTAAACTTAATATACCTGAAGCAGAAATTAAATATCCTGATGGTAAGATTAATAATGATTTAAATGACAATAGATATCTTATAACAGATTTAAAATTCGTAGGTAATCCACAGAATCTTAGTGGAGTTATTAACATGGAATGTGTGAAAGAAAGTTTTGCAAAAGATATTACAGCATACAAACCTTTAGAAACAACAGTTACAGGTAGTTTATAATGGAAACCTTTTTTGGAATAGTAGAAGACAGACATGACCCTCTCAAAGTAGGTAGGGTTCGTGTACGTATTCACGGTATTCACACAGACAACAAATCAGAGATTGCAACACCTGACCTTCCATGGGCTCATGTAATTCTTCCAACTACTGCAGGTGGTTTATCAGGTATCGGATTTAACTCACACGGTCTCGTAGAAGGTGCAACTGTGTTTGGTTTCTTTAGAGATTCAACTAAACAAGACCCTGTAGTGTTAGGAGTGTCAACAGGTATCACTACAGATGGATACAAACAAACAGTTGATGGTACTATTCTATCTCGTAAAGTGGACAAAGGATTTAATGACCCACGTAGATTAAAAACAACAGATTACGATGGTACAGAAGATGGTGTAGCACCAACCTCTGCACCAAACAGGTCATGGGGTTTGACATATGCATTGGACACTGCACCCAAACAACCATCAATTGAAGGAAGAGTTATCAAGTACGATGGAAGTGGTTCGTCAGTTGACCATGCAGAAATTAAAGAGGATGAACTTCCATACTACCCACTGAACTTTGAAGAATCAGACATATCAAAGTTTGCCCGTGGTGAGGGTGACTATAGTGTCAGAGAAATTAACTCCATTAAAGGTATGGAACACTATCCAAACTCACCTGCAAATCCATTGTATCCATACAACAAAGTTTTACATACAGAGTCAGGACACTTAATAGAAATTGATGACACATTCGAGGCAGAAAGACTTGCAATCGAACATAGGTCAGGAACTTTCACAGAGATACACCCTGATGGTTCTGAAGTCCACCATGTAGTGAATGACCACTACCATGTTACATGTAAAGACCAAGAAGTCTATGTTGGTGGTAATGTTAATGTACGTATTTTAGGAAATGCCAAAATCCACGCAAATGGTAATGCAGATGTGACAGCATACGGAGACGGTAAGTTTGACGTATCAGGAAAAATGGATATCAGGTCAGGTAAAGACATGAATCTCACTTCTGCTCGTAATATTGTATTGAGTGCAGTGGAAGTGAAGATGAATTCATGACAGTAGAACCTGCAAAAATAGAAGTCCCTACAATGATTCCTTGTCCTGAGGGGGACATCTTCAATATACCCACAAAGGCAGACCTTGTCAATGCATTCAGTCAGATAGGTCAAATCCCAAGTAAACTTGAAGCAAAACTTTTAGAGTTTAGAACAACCAGTGAAAGAGAGATTGGTGAACTTTATCAACAACTCAGAACTGGTGAAGGATTAACCGATGAACAACGTCAAGGCATCTTAAGCACCATTGCAACTCTAGAATCACTTACTGAAGGTTATAATACTGCAAGAAGTGGTGGACAACCTAAAACTGTCGGTGGATGGAATCCTCATGTGTATGCAGGGTCTACAGTAGTTATGGATGAACTTCTTTATAGAAGTAGAGGTAGAATAACTACATCACTTCGTAATGGAGATGTTGTATCTTTTGCACACTACTTGGGAAATGTTCCTGAAGGTGATGTAGGAATAAGAGGACGTTATGATATTTGGAATAACATGCCAGGCATTCCACAGGGCCCACAATTTTTTAGAATTTGGGTTTCGGTAGAGCCAGGAGGGCCACCTATTGAACGTGCAGGATACAAATATGAAGGGTTTTCAAAACAACCCAACCCTGCAACTTGGACTTGGTCACAAAATAGAAATGACTTGGGTAAAGATGGTGTATGGCATCTAGGTTTCTTTGAAAGAATCGTGTATGTAAACTTTGAAATATTTGGTGGTTGGTGGGACACTAACTTCTATAGACTTCCTGATGCATATGCTGGAGGTAGAGAAATACCTGAAGGTCAAGATGGTATTCCATTTGATTACTATGTATTTTGGTTTAGGTCATATTGGGTCGATAATATAGAATACGATGAGAACGGTATTGGATACAGGGTTGAACCCAATGTTCCAACATTACCTGATGAATGGATGAAAGTGATAGAAGAAGGTGCAGAGAGAAGAGAGAATGCTGGTGGTGGAGGTGTCATTACTGCTGCAAATCAAACACCCCCTGATCCAGGCGAAGAAGCAATAAAAAATGAAACTGCAGATAAAGTTGCAACCATCTTAACTACTATTTTATTAATAGATGAAACTATTAAGACTATCAGGGACTTAATGGAAACTATCGAAGATGCATTAGAACCTTGGTGGAATAAAGACCAAAATCGTAACTGGCAAAAAGAATGTAATGATGCAATCACTAAAATGATGGCAGAGTTTCATTTGTATATCCCTATTAAAATTGCAGAATTTGTTAAGAAGTTTGTTAGTATCAACTTCACAATTACATTTTTTGGTGTCACTATTGATATCTTTGAACTCGTTACATCACCTGATTATAAGAAATATCTCAAAGACCAAATTGCAGGGGCAGAGATAGTAAAACAGATTATAAGTGTTAAAGAAGATATTGAAAAGGTAGATGAAGAACTCAACAAACTAAAAGAAGACCCACAATCACTAAGTGCAGAAGCAGAAGCAAAACTCTTAGAAGAAAAGGAAAATTTAGAAAAGAAAGTTGGTGACCTCACCCTTTCAAGACAAGAGTTTGTTGATAAAGTTTATCAGTTATTACCTGACCACTGTAAAGCATTTGATGGTGAGTTAGGACTAGAAGACATTGATGCGAAAGTTGAACAAGCAGTTCAATGTATCGAATTAGAAATAAAAGACTGGATGTTGAATTGGCATATAAAAGCATTTGCAGCACTTATAGATTTGTTTGACGAGATATGGGACTTATTAGGACTACCTGACTTACCATTCAGTGAAATTATGGATGTATTAAGCTTAGATATAAATGAACTCATTGATAAAGCAGTACAGTATATTAAAGATGAATTTGATAAAACAAAACTAGGTATTCAGAAAAAGATAAATGCAATTGACAAACAACTCGAAGAAAATCCTGATATGGATATCGCTGCAAAAGAAGAGTTATTATTAGAAAGAAAGAAACTTGAAGATGAACTCTTCAAAGAGATGAATGAATTTAGACAAAGGATTAGAGATGCAATACTTGAACTTTCAATTTTTAATATGAGTGTAAGAGACATTATTGGTGATGAAATTGATACAACAGTGAAGTCGATTGAACAAGAGATTGCAGAGTTTAAACTTGCATTACAAGACTTTAAAGTTAACTGGGCATCTAAACTATTTTGGGCATGGGTTAAAGTTATTAAGAAGTTCTTAGATAAAATAGGATTAGGTAAATTATTCAAGTTCCTTAATTTAACATTCTGTGATTTCCTAAAACAAGTTGGACTTCCTCTCGGCATTAGTTTAAATCTTCCTGATTTAGGAGAGATTGATGGTAATCCCATTGCAGATGTTGTTAGTACAAAACCAAAAGTAACTGTAAGGGGTACAAGTATTGATGAATCACTAGACGAAACGTCTTTCGAAGCAGACGGTTCTCGTGTCGATTTCCCAACAGATGGTTCAGGTAGTAATACATATGTCTTCATAGATGGGGTACGTCAGAATCCTAATACATACACTGATAATGAAGATGGGACTATAACATTCAATTCTGCACCAACAAATGGAATTGTTTCTGTATTCCTCTCTAACAAATCATTATCTGTGTTATAAATAGTTACATGGTAGATTACGTAAAGTCAGAAGGCAAGACAATTGCCACCAAGACTGCATATGCAGACTTGGATTTAACCTTTAAACCTCATCCAATTACAGGTGATATTACACTTCGTAAAGATACGGATGCAGTTAGACGTGCTGTTAGGAACATTATACAAACGAATAAATATGAAAGACCCTTTAAACCTAACTTCGGTGCATCAGTAAGAGATAATCTATTTGAACTAGACACCACTAGTAAGGTTAAAAGACTTAAGAATAAAATCAAAGAACAAATCGAAAGATTTGAACCTCGTGCAAGAGACGTAGATGTTTCTTTTAATGCATTGAGTGATAATAATAAATTAGACGTAACAGTTTTCTACAGTATAGTTAATGGACTAAGGGGTCAACAGATAAACTTCACAATTACTAGGGTTCGATAATGGCAATAGACAGTTCAAAAATTAATGTATCCGATTTAGACTTTGATGAGATTGCACTTAATCTCAAGTCTTATCTAAAAGGTCAAGAGAAATTCAAAGACTATGACTTCGAAGGGTCAACAATGTCTATGCTTATTGACTTACTTGCATATTCATCACACATCAGTGCAGTAAACACTAACATTGCAGCTTCAGAGTTATTCTTAGACTCTGCACAAATTAGAAAGAATGTAGTGTCACGTGCAAAGGACTTAGGGTTTACCCCTGCATCAGAAAAATGTTCTTCTGCAATTGTAGATATTAATCTAAGAAATGTAAGAAATCCTGATGGGTCATTACCATCAACTACAGATATGATTCTTCAAAGGGGTGCTATCTTTAGTACTTCATATGACGGCACAACTTATGAATATGTGGTTCCTAGTTCAGTAAGACCACAACAGAACAAAACAAACTATTTCTATGCAGATGTAGACCTAGTACAAGGTCAGTATGTAACCGACAAGTACATACATGATAACCAAGTACAAAATCCAAAGTATGTGTTATCAAATAGTAGAGTTGACAAGTCACATATTACCGTTACTGTAGATTCAAATGGTGATATAGAAACCTACACTTTGTCTACAGATATCTCAAACATCAACACTGAATCAAGAGTGTATTATGCTCAAGAGAATGATGAACAGTTTACAGAGATTTATTTCGGTGACGGTGTATTAGGTAAGAGATTAAAAGATGGTGACCTCATCACTGTAACTTATATTGTGGTAGACGAAGAACATGCTGATGGTGCAAATATATTCAACATGCAAAGTGGTATCAATGGTTTCTTTGATGCAGTTATCACAACTAAACAAAATTCAACAGGTGGTGCAGAGAAAGAATCAATCGAGTCTATCAAGTTTAAAGCAAACAAATTCTACACTTCACAAAACAGACTGGTAACACTGAATGACTACAAAGCAAAGGTCAGTGAGTATTATCCGAATGCAGATGCAGTTGCAGTATGGGGTGGTGAAGATAATGACCCACCTGAGTATGGTAAAGTGTTTCTTGCAATCAAACCAAACAATGCAGACTATCTATCAGACACAGAAAAGAAAACAGTAGTAGACAAATTAAAGGCACTAAACATTTTAACAGTAAGACCTATTATTGTCGAACCTGAAATCACTAAGATTCTTTTATCAACTACTTTCAAATATAATGCAAAGAATACTGACCTATCGGTAGGTGAATTAGAGAACATAGTAACCAATGCAATCAATGAATTTGATGCAACTAATCTAAACAATTTTGATGCAGTGTTTAGACATTCAAAACTATTACAAACAATCGATGCATCAAATACTGCAATTCTTTCTAACACAACTAATGTTAGATTGAAAAAGAATTTGACTGCAAGTATTAACGCAGAAAAGGGATACACTGTAAACTTTGGTAATGCATTGTACAACCCTCATGACAATCACAATAAAGCAGGTGGTGGTGTTGTATCATCCACAGGTTTTAAGGTACAAGGTGATTCTGTAAATACACAATACTTTGACGAAGATGGTGCTGGTAATCTAAGAAGATACTACCTATCAGGTTCAACAAGAATTTATCAAGACAGTGCTGCTGGTACTATTGAGTATTCCAGTGGAAAAATTACAATCAATGCCATCACATTCACCTCAACGGTTAATGTTGATAGTACGATTGACTTCACTATTATTCCTGACGGTAACGATGTCGTTGCAACAAGGGGTAGTTTGATTGACATATCAGTTGATGATGTGAAAGTCAAAGGTGAAGTAGACACCATCGCAAGTGGTGAAAGTAGTGCTGGTGTTGGATATCGTTCAACATCTAGTACAAATTATTAACTTATGAAACACGTGGTCAGGAGTCCCCTGAGTAGTTTCCCATTCAATTGGATTTTAGGAGGAAAATAGAATGGCAGATAAAAAAATTAGTGCGTTATCATCAGTCGCAGATTCAGATATTGGATCAGATGATTTGTTGCATATCGTAGATAACCCTGGCGGTACACCAGTAAACAAGAAGATGACTATTGGTCAACTTTTTGAAAACGTACCAACTCACCTTGCAATCAATGACATCGTAACTGAATCATCAGCTGCGACAGACTTGGCTGCATCATCAACAACTATTGTAGATGGTTCATCATTCACTGCAGACGTTGCTTTCACATTAGATGACGGTACAGATACAGGTCAGATTAAGTTCTTATCTTGTTCAGGAATGGCATCATCATTTGCAGCTAACATCACTGTTTCATCATGGCATGATTCAGGTGTTTCTGCACCACAAATCGTGTTAGATGCACAGGGTGAAGGTTGTATCTTAGTTTGGAATGGTTCCGTATGGTTACCAGTTGCAAACTCAGGTGCTACAATAAACAATTCTTAATAATAAGGTATAGTTTCTAGATGTCTCACGAAAAGTTAATTGTCGACAAACTGTCACACAGACTACCCTCTCTTTTACCTGAATTTGTAAAGGAAGAGTCACCTGCACTTGAACAGTTTCTGAAGGCATACTTTGAGTTTCTAGAAGCAGAAATACTAGTCCTTGAATCTCCTGAGGAGATTGGGGATATTGTCTTAGAAGACGGGCAGGGTTCCATTCTTTTGGAACCCTATACCGTTGCACCATCTCCTGATGCTTACACTTCTAAGATTGTACAGGAGAAAACCAAACAATTAAATGGTGGTAGTGTTCAAGTAACTCCTTTCCAAATCGGAGAGTATGTTTATGGTTCCGTTAGTGGTTCCGTTGCAGAAGTTAAAGTTGTAAATGGTCAGACACTATACCTAAAAACAATTTCAGGTAATGGTTACTCAAAAGGAGAAACGGTTACTGGTAGAGATGGTAACTTTACTGCAAAGGTTAAATCGTTTAAAGAGAACACTATCCTTGCAAACAATCGTCTCTTAGATTATTCAGATATTGACCATACTACAGAATCTTTCTTAGAGTACTTTCAAAAAGATTTTGTGCCGTCTTTGAACATTAACAATGTTCAGAATAAAAGACTTGCAATTAAGAACATTAGTACCCTATACAAGAAGAAGGGTACAGAGGAATCATTAAAGTTCCTCATGCGTATTCTCTACGGAGAAGATGCAGAGATTAGATACCCCTTTGACCAAACTATTCAAATATCAGAATCAAACCATAGTCAGAAAAGACGTATGGTTGTTAGAATGGATAATGAAAATCTTATCCCTTCTGCAACAGATAAAATTGTACAGTACACACAAGGTTCTGATTTTATTGAAGCAGAGTCAATTGTAGAGAACGTCTACAACTTAGAAACAGACAAGGGTATCTATTCAATAGAAATCACAGACAATCATATTGGTACATTTACTGAAGGTTCAATTGTAAACCTAGTGGATAGAGATGGTGTTACCAATGTTACTGCACGTGTCTTAGGTGTTATCAATGATGTGAACTTTGATAAGTCATCAACATACTTCGTTACAGATGAAGGTGATAACATTGTATTAGAGACAGTAGTACAATCAGTGACTGCAGGTGCTGTACTTGCAGACAAACAAAAAGTAGGAATCAGCACTCTATCAGCAAATTACATTGGAACCTTTGATAGAGGTGACATTGTTCAATTCGATAATCACAGTACACAATATCGTATTATTGAAATTATAGAATCTGCAACACTTGTATTAGAAAGACTTAGTTCACCACATGGAACTGGATTGGAAACAGATGTACCTGATGGTACAATAATAAGAAGGGTAAGTGAAGGTTTAATTTCAGAGAACAACGATAGAGGTTCTCTGTATGAAATTAATAACAGATTAGATTTCGTTGGTGGTAATAGAGATAAAGATGCTGTAACAGCAAGAACAATTGTTGATGCAGTAAATTCTGGCGGTATAGAAAAAATCTATATCGAAGATGGTGGTAGCGGTTATAATAATACTTATTCTGCTGTAACAGAAGGTACAGTAGACCAAATGATAACTGAAGATGGGTTTGAAATACAATACGAAGACAATTCGTATTGTGTAACAGAATACTCAGAATCATCAACACACTTAGTGTTCTCTACTGAACTGGACAGTTCAATCAGAGTTGGACAAGAAGTATTTGGTACAAACATTCAAAGAGTCAAGGTAGTATCTATTGCAACTGATAGATTATCAATGATTGTAAGTAAACCGCTTGCACTTACTGATAACTCTATTCTTCAAATTGGTTTACCACAGTTAGTTGTATTTGACAACAGGGAAACTGGTGGTAGTAATGCACATGCTGTTATCGGTTCAGTTGGTGATGAAATCATCTTAGAAAACAAAGATGTGTATGGACAGTTTGAATTCACTGCAACTGCAGGACAAACACTATTCAATGGTAGAGACAATTACGGTAACAGACTAATCTTTAATGACCAAAAAGTTAGAGTGTTTGTTGATGGTATCGAATACCAAGAAGCAGATGTCACTTATGGATATGCAAAGCAAAACGATAGAATTACATTCAACAGTGGGTTGAGTGCAGGACAACAAGTAGACATCTATCAAGAGTTTAACAACCTAGTGTACGAAGATGGTACACGTGCAAACTTAGAAACAACAAACTCTGCAATCAGAACAATCAATATAATCGATGAAGGTGTCGGTTATAGAAAGATACCAAAAGTGTATCCAGGCGGATACGTTTATGTAGAAGATGCTACAGGGTATCAAATCGGTGAACAGTTAAATCAATCAGAATCAGGAGTAACTACTGCAACAGGTCTTCTTATTAGAATAGAAAAGAAAGAAGGTCGTTTAGTTATTGCAAGAAGGTCAACCGATACAGGTACATTCCTTGCTGGTAAACAAATTGTTGGTGGAACATCTGAAACTACACAAACTATGGAACAGGTTAATGTTTCTAGTGGTACAGGTGCAAAACTATTTGCATGGTCAAGTACTATCGGTGGTGTAGGTTCAGTTAACGTAGAAGAACAGGGTTATAACTTTAGTGAAGACGGTCTTATTGCACCATCCTCACAACACCCAATGTTAATCAAAACACCGACAACAAATTTAACAACAGGTATAGAATTAACAGGTGCAGTATCAGGCACAACTGCAACCGTTGTATCTTATGATGCAGACAGGCATATCCTTGTATACACTGATTTAAATGGTGACTTCTTAGACGAAGAAACTGTTAACTTCAATCTTACAGATTCATTCGTTGTATTAAAAAATAACAGATTTGATGGTAGAGGTAACTTCGGTGGTGAGGGTCTTATTGAAGAACAACTCTTAGGAGATAAGAGTACACTTGATGCATCAGCATCAAACATCCACGATAGTTTATTCTATCAGACACACTCATATGTTGTCAAGATTGGTGAATCAATTAACAAGTGGAGAAGTGCTGTTAAAGATTTACTTCACCCTGCAGGTCACATATTCTTTGGTGAAGTTGCAATTAAAAACGTTGTGGTTTCAGATGAAACTGCAGGTATCATTTCTGCAGACGATTCATTGCAGAACGTTAACATTGAAACAAGAGACGATGTAGATAACTCACTAAACGTTGAAGTTATATTCCGTCCTACTATCATCATTCACGGTGATACAGGTGAGGGACAAATTCTTTATGAGGATGGAAGTAGAATTCTCATCAATGATACAGACCACATCGAAGACATCCCTGATGAAAGATTAGATTATCTATTATTAGATAGAGACACAACAAATATCCCTGATGCATTCTACAATTCATCAAGAGAGATTGAGCTACATGACTTCTTCCCACACGGAGATATCGTATTTGAAGATGGTGGTAAACCATTATTAGAAGAACAAACAACAGGTTGGAGATTAGGTGATACCAACTACTTCCGTATGGAAGACACTTCAGCTGACCCATTAGTTGTATTGTTAAATGCAGGACTAGAAGACAACACCCCTGCAGTAGATACTTCAGTATCATATCCGTTGACTACAACGGCTGCAGTTACAGATGTAAATGGTAATGTAACAACTGGAACTGTGCTTGGTGTTGACAATATTACCAACCCTGCAGGTGTCGACTTGCCATCACAAGGCGAAGCATCAGAATTCTACGACACTTCTCATAAAAACAGACACTTTAATGTTACTGTTATAAACTCATTTGCACATACACCAACACAGTATTCACCAAGACTTGACGATGCAATGACAGTCTTGAACTTGTGTCGTGCAGATGATAATGATGAATACTTGACACCTATCAACTCTTTTGCTTTGGTTCCTGAAAGAAGACCTTCAGACCAAGGTAAGATTTTCTCAGTCTTCACACAAGAAGATGAGATACTAGTCTTAGAGGATGGTGGTAGAATTGAGATGGAAGAACATGTTCATCATTTAAGATTTGAACCAAACGAACATGCTATAGTTAAAGATTGTAACGGTGACAGAATGTTACTGGAAGATGGTGACATTGCAATACTAGAATCTGCAACAGAACCAGCAGAGTTTGAGTACTTCGTTTCAGAAAGGTCAATTGACTTATTTGATAATGAAATATATACAGAAGATTATCATAGAATGATTATGGAAGACGGCAGTGTACTTGTACATGAACAGTCTTCAGAGAATAATATCAGTACGTTTGTTCCACTGGGACACACATTCCGTACACTAAATACTATTCAAGGTCAGAGAACATATAACATCGCTTATTACTTAAAAGATGAGACGGACTCTGATGATTTTATACTAGAAGATGGAACAGGTGCATTCCTAAAAGAAGAATCCAAATCAGAAGGTATCCGAATATCAGACTTTAGTTACTACTATCCTGATACTGTAATACCTGATTACCCTCTTCATGAGAGAAAAAGAACAAATATTGCATTTAGTACTTATGTAAAGTCTGCATAAGTATATAAATAGTTAGATAAATATCTTAGGAGATAGAAATGGCAGCAATTATAACCGAAAAGTTTCGTACTCATAATGCGAGACAATTCAAAGAAGACTTTGATGAATCCGCTTCATCAACGTATATTTTTATAGGACGTTCCTTCGATTGGGACGATGAAAATTCACCCCCTTCACCTGCGAATGCAGTTGGTGAAGAAATAGATGCATTTGCAGACATGATTGCACTTAAGAAGGTTGCACCTTCTGACGTGACACATGGTTTGGTAAGAAGAAATTACGATTCAACAGGTTCAACATCATATGATGAATACCAACATGATATTTCAACTTCAAATCCTGCAGTAGCATCAGGTGCAACTAACTTATACGACTCAAGATTTTATGTAATTACAGATGAGTATCACGTCTACAAGTGTATTAGAACTGGTAGAGATTCAAGTGGTGCTGTAGTTGCATCAACAGTCAAACCAACAGGTACAAGTCCTACTGCATTAGTTGAAACATCTGATACAGGTGCGGCTGGAGGTAGAGGTTACCTATGGAAGTATATGTACACAATCGGTGCATCCGATACAATTAAATTCGTAACAAACGATTTTATTCCAGTTAAGACATTAGGTGCTCAAACTGAAGTAGATGGTGAAACAGGAATCGGTACTGCTGCCACCGATGACGGTTCATCTCTATGGGATGTTGAGAACCAAGCAGTTGATGGTGCTGTCCATCACATTGAAGTGACAAACGGTGGGTCAGGTTATAACGATAACGACTACACTGGTGTTGCAATCCTAGGAGACGGTCAAAACGGTGAATGTACAGTTCACGTTTCAGGTAATGTTGTAACTCATATCACTGTAACAACTGCAGGTTCAGGTTACAAACGTGCATCAATTGATATCAATGGAATCACAGGTATTGGTTCAGGTGCTAACGCAACTGCAAAAGTAATTATTTCACCCATTTATGGACATGGTGCTAATCCAGTTGAAGAACTTGGTGGTAACTATATTATCGTTAACTCAAGACTTGAGTTCAACGAAGGTTCAGGTGACTTCCCAACAGATAACGATTTTAGAAGAATTGGTTTAATTCAAGACCCATTTGCTAAAGGTACAACAACTGTATCAACAAGTGATTCACTTACTGCATACAATCAAATCACTGTATCATCAGTGGGTAACATTAGTGTTGATGATATCATCATGAATGCAAACTCAAACGGTTCAAGTGTTGCAGTATCAAGAGTAGTATCAGTTGATGCATCAACTAACGTTGTATCACACATTCCAGTTGCAAACTCAGGTGGTCAATATGTTGACTTCGCAAATAGTGACACTATCTATGTTGACGGTGTACAGGTTGCAACAACTGGTGGAAGTGCCGTGAGTACAACTCACCCTGAAGTAGAAAGATTTACAGGGAAGATTATGTACATTGAAAACAGAGGTGCAGTAACACGTGCCGCTGATCAGATTGAAGATATCAAACTGATTGTTGAAATGTAATCATTCGTCCTCTCTATGGGGACGAATAAATATAATAAAGAGATAGGACATGCCAGAAAAAACTGATTTAAATATATCACCATACTACGATGACTACTCTGAAGATAAAAACTTTCATAAGGTTCTCTTCAGAGCTGGAAGACCTCTACAAGCAAGAGAGTTAACTCAGTCACAATCAATTCTTCAGAACCAAGTTGAAAGACTTGGTGGACATTTCTTTAAAGAAGGTTCTATTGTTGCAGGTGTTCAGTCAGGTATTGACCTAGAACTCTACTATGCAAAAGTAGATACTGAGAATCCAAATACTAATGGTGATGAAGTTGTCGAAACATATAGAGAATCATTCCATGGTAAACTAATTCGTGGTAAAACTTCAGGTGTTGTTGCAAAGGTTATAGATTCTTCTGCAAAAACATCCGATGACGAATTAACTATCTTCTTTAAGTATTTAACTTCAGGTACTAACAACGAATACACATTCACTGCAGGTGAGGAACTACAGGAAGTAACTGTAGATTCAGGTGGTGCATACTCTGCTGTATCTGCAAACAACAACGAATTTAAAGTCCTCCCATCAACAGACAACTCAATCGGAGTTGGTTCAAGAGCAGAGATTGATGAAGGTGTTATCTTTACAAGAGGTTTCTTTGTAAAGGTTCCAAAACAACATTTACTATTAGAAAAGTATAGTTCAAGACCATCATATAGAATTGGTCTAAAAATAGAAGAGAAACTCATTTCTAATTCAGAAGACTCATCATTACAAGATAATGCACAAGGGTCTTCAAACGAGAACGCTGCAGGTGCAGATAGATTCCAAGTTAATCTAACACTTGCAAAGTTCACTATTGACACTCAAACTGATGCAAACTTTATTGAATTGATTAGAGTTAATCAAGGTATCATTGAGTTACAGATTTCCAATCCTATCTACAACACCATTGAAAAGACACTTGCACGTAGAACATACGATGCAAATGGTGACTTTGTAGTTAGACAATTTACACAATCATTAAGAGAACACTTAGACGACACAACCAACAGAGGTTTCTATCCTGTAGGTTCAGGTGGTAAAGAAGATAAGTTTGTAATGCAAGTATCGCCTGGTAAGGCATATGTTAGAGGTTTTGAAATTGACAAAACTGGTACTACAACAATTCCTTTCTCAAAGGCACGTTCAACTAAGTCATTATCAAATGCAAAATCACCTATTCGTTTAGGTAACAAATTAAGAGTTTCAAATGCACACGGATTACCTGAAGTAATTCAAGGTGTTAACAGTACAGGTATCACTCCTTACAAATTCTGTAAGTTATGGCCTAGTGTTGTTGCAGTAGACGGAACAGAAAATTCTGAAGATTTTATCGGTTATGCAAGAGTACGAGATATTGAATTGCATGACGGTTCAGACACAAGTGGTGTCTATGCAAGTAATTCAGAATATGATTTGTCAATGTTTGACATTAAGATGTTCACCAAATTACCGTATGCATCTCATACAGGTACTGCACAAGCAGGTGATAAGATAACAGGTAGTGCAACAGGTGCTACTGGTATTGTTGCGTATGATAATAATTCAGATGCACTTTATGTTCATGATGTAGTAGGAAACTTCTCATCAAATGATGTACTTTCTTCTGAGGGTGCAGGAAACTTTGCATGTAGTATTAGTGGTACACCAAGAAACTACAACATTGACCGTACAAGGTCTATTACACAGACACCAACAAATGGCTCAAGAGAAACCTTTACTGCAGATATCAATACAGATGCAGTTAAAATTCTAACAGGTACACTAGTATTTGGTGCATCAAGCACTGCAGTTAGTGGTGTAGGTACTTTATTTGCATCAGAACTTAAAGAGGGTGACATTATTGTTAACCCACTTGGTGGACAAGAACTTATTGTTGCATCAATTACAAACGATATCAGTTTAACACTTACAAGTAATTCAACTAATGCATATCAAGGTAATGTTGAAAGAAGACGTGTAAAACTTATTGACCAAGACCAAACAGTAAACATCTTCTCATGGCCTAGAGACTGGGTTAAAGACCACACTGCAGATTTAGTAAAAGTTAAAAGACAAACAGTACAAACCATTGGTGCATCAGGTAATGTTACTATTGCACAAACAGAGGGTACATTTGAAGACCAAAACACTGATAACTTCTCAATTGCAGTTATCGATGTCAGTTCTGCATCTACACCAACATTCTCTGCAGGTGATACACTAAACATAGAAGATTATGAAGACACTTCACCTACACAAAATGGTGATGGTCAGAGTATTACACTTACAGGTTTTGGTGCTGCAAACGAAAACGTAGTTTTAAGGATTACATACTCAGTATTAATTGCAGACCCAAATCCAAGAACAAAAGATTTAAACAAAGGGCGTGCATTACGAGTCTCAGGTGATAGAAACGGTTCATACACAGGAGTGTATGGTTCATCATTTAGAGATAAAGAGATTTCTCTTGGTATTGCAGACGTATTTAAAATTAGAGGAATCTATGAAGGTGTTGGAGGAACTCCAGTTACACCTAATGCATCACTTACAGATGAAGTGGGTACATTCCAACTTCATGAAATCCTTGTTGGACAAACATCAAATGCACGTGCTGTATTGATTGACTATAACTCAGGTGGAACATCGTATTGGTATATGATATCAGGTAGATTCCAAGAGAATGAGTTTGTTGTTGGTCAAGATTCACTTGCACAAGCAACACTTACAGACGTATCACAAGGTTCACCAAATATCACATCAAGATATTTCTTTGATGATGGTCAGAGAGATGGTTACTATGATATATGTAAATTAGTCAGAAAACCAGCAGAACCTGCACCTAATAATCAAATTCTTATTGTCTTTGATCAATTCTCACATGGTGATGGTGACTTCTTTGATGTCACATCATATAGTGTACCATACAAAGACATTCCTGTCTACTCTGCAAACAAAGTAGACTTGGGTGGTTTGGAACCTGACGGTACTTATGAATTATCAGATGCCTTAGACTTCAGACCAGTTGTTGGTCAGTTGTATGATATAGATTTATCTACAAACCCTGATTTATCTTCAGTATCTGATATCAGTACTGCAATCGAATATGCACCATTCTCATATGAGAAAGGTAGAAGTTATTTGTCTTCAAGAGATAAAGAGTCAACTAACACAGGTTATAACTATGATACTAATCCTAGTTTGCCTGGCACCCCTGTAACAGGTTCAAGTGTCCAAGGTGACATTGAATTCTATGTTGGAAGAATCGATAAACTCTTCCTACACAAGTCAGGTAAGTTTCAAATATCTTCAGGTGAACCTGCATTATCTCCAACCAAACCAAAGGGTGTTGATGGTGCTATCGAATTGTTTGAATTAACAATTCCTCCGTTTACCAAAAACTTAAAGAACATTAGAGTTAGGTCACAAGACCATAGAAGATTTACCATGAAAGATATTGGTAAAATCAATCAGAGAGTGACTAACTTAGAAAGAGTAACATCTCTTTCATTACTTGAGAAAGACACTCAAACAAAACAAATTTTAGATGGAGATGGATTTGATAGATTTAAATCAGGTTTCCTAGTAGACAACTTTAGAGGTCACAGAGTCGGTGATGTAAACCATCCTGATTACAAGAACTCCGTTGATTCACAACTTGGTGTATTAAGACCACAATCATATTCACAATTCTTTGATATTGGATTTAAGAGTGCAACATCTCAGAACTTTAAGAAGACTGGTGACTTATTAACACTTCCTTATTCTGAGGTTACATTTGTAAATCAAGACAAGGCATCACGTGCAATCAATGTTAACCCATATCACGTCTTTGCATTTATCGGTGATGTTAAACTTACACCTGAAACAGACGTGTGGAACGATTCAGAAAGATTACCTGAAGTTAGAGTAAACAGAGAAGGTAACTTCGATGCAGTTCTTGCTGAGAATGCAAACTCATTAGGTACAGTTTGGAATGCATGGCAAACCACATGGGTTGGTCAACCTCAAACTATTTCAACAGAGGTTACTGCATCATCTAACGGTTCATGGAGTGGAGACCCAACTCAAGGTGGAGAATGGGTTCCAGGCTTACAAGTATCAAGAGAGATTACAGAAACACCTGAGATTCAAACAAGAACAGGTGTTACAACATCAGTTGTTGAAGACTTTGTAGAAACAAGAAACGACAGACTCGTATCAGTTTCAATCATACCTTTCATTCGTGCAAAGACTATTGAGATTGATGCAACAAATTTAAAACCTGACACATGGCATTACGTCTATTTTGATGACGTACCAGTGGGGTCATATGTAAGACCATTCAGTAGTGCATATGCACAAGATGGTTCTTCTACAACACTTGGTAAAGGTGTTAAGACAGATGGTAACGGTAGACTTCGTGCATACTTTGAATTACCTAATTCAAATACACAAAGATTCCCTACAGGTCAGAGAGAATTAAAACTTACCTCATCTAAGTATAATGAGAGAAGTCCTTCATCTGCAGGAACAGGTATCTATCAAGCACAAGGTTTATTACAATCCAACCAAACTGAGATTGTATCTACTAGAAATGGTAGAGTGGTAACAGAAAGACTTTCAGGAGAAAGAAACTTCTCAACTAGAGGTGAGGTTGTCAATGCAACAAATATTGACACAACTGCACCTGCAATACCACAACCACCTATTATACCTAATGAACCACCTGAACCACCTATTATTATTGACCCACCTGTGTTACCACCTGAACCACCTGTGGTACCACCAGTCATTATACAAGACCCACCACCTCCGCCGCAACCACCTGAGTTGCCGCCGTTTGAGTTTGACTTTGATTTCCCAATCTTTGATATCGGTGATTTCAATTTTGTATGGTCAGACCCACTTGCACAATCATTCTTGGTTGATGCAAAAGGTGGAGTAATGTTATCATCTATAGACTTGTTCTTTAAGACAAGAGATGAAAACTTACCAGTGTCAGTACAAGTAAGAACAATGGTGAATGGTTATCCAGGCCCTAACGTGGTTCCATTCTCAACAGTAACTAAGAACCCAAGTGAAATCAATCTTTCACAAGATGGTTCAACAGCAACAACCTTTACATTTGAATCACCAGTATTCTTAGAGACAAACCAAGAGTATGTGTTTGTAGTATATTCAAACTCTAATGAATACGAAGTGTTCCATTCAAGAATGGGTGAGACAGACCTTGCAACTGGTCAAACAATTTCAGGACAACCTTATGCAGGTTCGTTGTTCAAGTCACAAAACAACTCGACTTGGACTGCTGCACAAGAAGATGACCTCAAGTTCCACTTGAGAGCATGTAAGTTTGACACTTCAGTGTCAGGATATCTTGAATTTGAAAACTTAGATTTACCGAATGCAAAACTGCAGAACAACCCAATAGAAACTGTTTCAGGTCAGACATATGTTAAAGTATATAATTATACTCACGGTATGTACAATACATCATCAAACGTAACCATTTCAGGTGTGACTGGTGATAGAACTGGTTCAGTATTAGAGGTACAAAATGCAGTAGATAGTGGTACACTTCCTTCAGATGGAACCTATGACATTGTTCATGGTGGAACCGTTGGTTCAGATTCAGTAACGATTACAACTAATGGTAGTGGTGATGTAACTGAAAACGGTATTGCATTTGAAATTAAAGTTGAAACACTTTCAGGAACTGCAGACATTACAAGAACAAGAATACTACAAGCAGGTAGTGGACATGCTGCAGGTGATATTATCACTTGTACTATTGGTTCAACCTTTAGTTTCACCGTAACTATCGATACAGTTGGTGATACACTTGGTGGTATTCCAGTTGATGCAATCAATCAAACATTCACTTCAATTGGTTCAACATTTACAATGGATACATTTAGAGTAACTCCTGATATCTCAGGATATGACTTTGTGTCAGACTACTCTGCAAGTGAATCAACTATTGGTGGTGGTGATGAGGTTTACTCAACACGTAACTACTACTACGATACACTACATACTGTCATTCCAAATGTAACACCTGAAGATTGTTTCATTAGTGTACATAAAGTTGGTACTCCTATGAATTCACCTGAAGGTTATATCAACGGTACAGTATACAATAGAAGAACTGCTGGAGAGATTATCGCATTGAATGATAACGTGTTCTTCTCATATCCAAGTGTCGTTGCATCAAGAATCAATGAACAAAATGAGATGTCTTCAAACAGGTCATTTAGATGTGCTTTACAATTAGTGTCAGGTAATTCAAACCTTTCACCAGTTGTAGACTTAAGTTCATTGGGTGCAATTGCAATTGCAAACAGATTAAACGGATTAAATTCAAGTGATGCAGAAACCATTTCAATCTCAACCGATTCAGAAGGTGAAGATAATGCAATGTGTTACATCACTAAGAAAGTTAACTTGAAAGCACCTGCATCAGGATTAAGGGTGACTGCAGATATCTTTAGACCTGCAACGACAGACGTTAAGGTCATGTATAAGATTATCAAAAACGATGAAGAATCTGCAATCGATGATATCGGTTTTGAATTCTTCAACGGTGATGGTTCACCTGATACAGTAATTGATGCAGATGCAAGAAACTTTAAAGAGTATGAATTCAGTGCAGATGACCTACCTGAATTTAGTGGATTCATCATTAAGATTGTAGGAAGAGGATACAATACATCGACAGTACCATTGGTATCTGCATTGAGATGTATTGCAGTTGCATAATGTCTGATTATATTAAAGTAGAAGGTGCAACACATTTATACAGAGACGAAAGTTCTCAAGCAATCGTCTCTACTGATATCGAACAGTGGAGACTTGCAAAGAGAAGAAAAGAGATTTTTAGGAATCAGGTAAACGAGATAAATACATTAAAAGAAGAGATGGGTGAAATTAAGTCTCTCTTAACCGAACTCATGGGGAAATTAAGTGGCTAGAACAGTAGACAATCACAGTACATTAGAAGACTTTAGACGTAATTACAACGATCTTGCTAATGACGTTGGTGACAGGTCAGGTCTTAGAACTGAAAAACAAGGAACTATCGTAGATGCAATTAATAGTATCGAAGATAAGTCGTTCTTCTTTCAGGAGTTTATCTATACTGCTGGAACACATGGTTCTACACTTTCAAGATACGAAGGTGTTGATGCATTCGGTAATACACTATCTTTCAAACCAAATAGAATTCAAGTTTTCAAAAACACTCAACACTTAATTGAGGGTGATGATTACTCAATTGGGCCAGTAACAAACGGTCTTGCAGATAGAATTGATTTAGTTGTTGCTGCAACCAGTGGTGATAAGATTACTGTTTATGCATTTACTGGTTCATACTTAGGTGTTGTCGGTGATGGTGCAACCTCAACATACTTTACAGAAACTGCATTAAACACTATTTACAATAATAATGATAACGGTATTATTTTAAATGGTGATGGTGCTGATAAAACAGTTGCACTAGAGACAGGATATACAATTCAATTTGCAGGAAGAGTGTATGGTGAAGATGACCTTACACTTGCAAGTGGAACAACATTCACTTTTGACACTGCAACAAACGGAACACTTACTTTAGATGGTGGTACTATTACAGGTGCAACCTCTATTACATCAACTGCATTTGTTGGTGATGTCACTGGTCAAGTATCAGACATTACTAATCATAGTGTAAATAGTCTTTCAGACATTAGCACTACTGGTGTAACAAACGGTCAGTTATTAATTTATAATAGTTCAACAGGTGATTGGGAAGCAAATGATGCACCTGCAAACTACACAGATGAACAAGCACAAGATGCAGCTGCATCTATGATTACAAGTGCAACTCACAGTAACATAACTGTTACTTATGATGACAATGCAGGAACATTATCATTTTCTGCTGCTGCTCAATATGGTGACTCTGATGTAGATGCACACTTAAGTGGTAGTAACGGTGTTAGTTATAGTTCAGGTAGTATTAGTTTAGATTATGAGACCACATCTACTGCACCTTCAAGTGTAGGTAGTACTGCAACTGGTCATTTATGGTTTGTGATATGATATGGCTGATGAAATCTATATAAACACAGGGTCGAGTTTCCAACAACCGTACCAAGGTCAATCTGTAAGAAATGCTCAATCGTTAGAAGTCAGACAGACTCCTGCACGTACTCCTGCAAACGCAAGACAACCTAGTACGTATCAAAACAGACAACCTTTTACTTACAGAAGTCCTGTAAATGCACAGACACCATTTATAAGAAACGCTCAGCAACCCTTTACATACCAAAACCAAGGTAGAACACCTTTTACCTATAACTATCGTTCTCCGTTCACGTATGCACGTCAGGGACAGACTCCTTTCACGTATGCAAGACAAGGAAGAACACCATATGTTGCAAATGCACAACAACCGTATCCTTATATCGCAAATAATCAGACTCCATATATTGCTAATGCTCAACAACCTTATCCGTACATAGCAAACAAACAGAGTCCATACATTGCAAATGGTCAGAGTCCATATATTGCAAATGCTCAGTCACCTTATATTGCAAACGCTCAACAACCGTATCCGTACATTGCATCGTATCAAAGTCCGTTTACTTATAATCATAGACAACCGTTTACCTATGCAAGACAGGGTAGGTCGCCATTTACGTATAGTAACCAACAACCTTACCCATATATTACACAGACACCTTATACGTTTAATGCAACTGGAACAAAAACAGTGTATCCTCTAGAACAAACATGGGGCCCAAGCGCTTCAACTGGGTTTTGGCAAACAACCCAAGATGTTGCACAAGCTTTTGGATTCCCTGAAGCATGGGCATATATGTCTTTTGCATTAGACACTGCAAATGACCAAATTGACGTTGCCTGGGCAGGTGGTGATTCATCTGCACCAGCAACTCAGTATAATGATTCAATAGATTATGTTTCACCAGTAAATGATGCTTCAACGTTTGAAGTTAAATATGTAACAAGTAATCAAAGTTGTCAAGGAGACTGTTACGTTGGTGCATTTGGGCCTACACCAGTTACCGATGGGTATAATTCAGGAACATATTATTCACTAAGTAGTAGTAAAACATTTGGTTGGATGGCAAAAGTTAGTCCCAATTATTCACCTTATCAATCTTTCGTAAGTGCAAATGCCGTTACATTTACAGTTAGGGCAACACCATCAGGTAGTTCAGATAGTTATATAACAACATATGCAGGGCCAGGAATTACGTTATCAGCAACATATGGTTCTTCACCAAGCCCACTATAGGATTAGGACATGGCAGAGTTAACATCTACACAACAACCATACCCATACATTGCATCAGGGCAACAACCTATTGGTATACAGGGTAGGACTCCGTACATTGCTAATGCACAACAACCTTATCCGTACATTGCAAATGCACAAAGTCCGTACATTGCAAATGCAAGACAACCTGTAACCTATGCACGACAAGGTCGAACACCATTCACCTATCAACATAGACAACCGTTTACTTATAATAATAGACAACCGTTTACGTACCAACATAGACAACCTGTTACCTATGCACGTCAAGGTCAGACACCGTTTACCTATAGTAACAGACAACCTGCAACGTATGCTAGACAAGGTCAAACACCTTTCACGTATAACAATCAACAACCTTATCCGTACATTGCAAATGCTCAACAACCTTATCCATACATTGCAAATGCACAGGAACCAAATATTAGGTCTGCACAACAGGCATATCCTTACATTGCAAATGCAAGGAATCCGTTTACCTATCAACATAGGTCACCTTCTACATATAGAAACCCTGTAAATGCACAAAGTCCGTATATTGCAAATAGACAAACACCGTTTACCTATCAAGTTGCATATCAGATTCCATATACACTAAGGTCACCATTTACCTATCAAGTATCTTACCCAACTACAAGAACCGTTGGGCCAGTTGCAAAGGTTAAAGGCGTTTTTGTGAATGATAGTGGAACACTTAGAAAACTTGATGAAGTATATGTAAACGATGGTGGAACATTAGAAAAAATTCACCAGTCAGTTCCTACTGCAAGATTCTCTAAGAATCCAAGTAACACGAGTGTATAAATAGTATTATGGCGATAATTGCAAACATATACATAGACCAAGGTACTGATTTTTCCATTACTGTAGATGTTACAGATTCTGCAGGGGAAATTTTAGAATTAAGTGATTACACTGCAACTGCACAAATGAGAAGAACTTACACCTCCTCTACAGTTGCTGCAACCTTTGATACGTCTATTGCAGAATTAGCAGGACAGGTGACTATCTCGTTAACCGATACTGTAACTGCAGGACTCGAAGGTGGAAGATACGTGTATGACCTAAATATTGAAAGCAGTGCTGGGCAGAAAACACGAGTGATAGAAGGACAAGCAATTGTCACACCAGGCGTAACGAGGTAATAAGATGGCAGGAAATATCAAAGCAAGAGTATTAACAAACAATACAATTCGTGCAAAACAGGTTGCAATTGGTAACTCATCAACTAATGTAAACTTGTCTGCAAAATCTATTAACGAACTTGCAGATGTTAACGTAATTGAAACAGATGAAGGGGTATTGAAGTATAACGCTACTACAGACAAGTGGGAAACCTCTAATGTTTTAGATGGTGGAACTTTTTAGATAATTTAAAAAATTTATGTTATGTTCACGTGACGAGTGGTCTCCACTACGTGAGATTGTTGTAGGGACACTCAAAGGATTTCAAAAACAAGACAATTATTCAGAGTATCATACTACTGAATTCATATACGATATATTTGTTGAGGCAGAAGAGGGACTTAACAAATTTGTTAATATTCTAGAATCCAATAATGTAAAGGTTTACAGACCTAATGGAATGTGTTATAATGTTAGGGATTGTGCTGTCGTCATAGATGATGTTATAGTTGAGGGGTCTATGCGATATGAAAAGGAGTACGGAAATCTATCTACACTTAAAAAAATATTTTTTGAAAAATGGTCTGAAGGATACACATGGATATCAGGCCCCAAACCTTCTTGGAATTCAGAATTTGATATTATTTTTGATGGTGCAAATATCTGTAGACTGGGAGATAATCTTCTCATTGCAACAAATGAAACTGCAAATCGATATGGAAGATTGTGGTTAGAAAAACAATTTCCTAATAAAAATATTGATTACATTTCTCTAAGAGATAACATATCACACATAGACACAACTATTGTTCCCATATCAGAGGGTACAGTTATGATTAATGCTAACAGAGTCAACAAAGACAATGTACCAGTATTTTTTAAAGATTGGGACATTGTTTGGATACATGATGAAGATATCATAGAAGAGAGACCTGTTATCAAAGATAAAATAGCAGGAAAAATGATTGGTATGAATACTCTTTCTCTTAATCATAATACACTGTTTGTGAATGAAAGTCAAGTAAAATTAATGGATAAATTGGGTAAGAAAGGATTTAATTGTATACCTGTACCTCTAAGATACACACGTGAGTTATCAGGTGGACTACATTGTTGCACTTTAGACCTCGTTAGAGGTTAAAGGTGTTATAAATACTATTACAAATCAAGGTGTCATTCAGTGAGACACGACCCACATGGTGAGTGGACAGGTATATAATGTTCTTCTAGGGATATGTGAACTAGAATAAGCTTATTTAAATTAAATACATTTAGGAGAAATAAATGGCAACAGTAATTCAAATTAAAAGAAGTACTGGGGTTTCTGCACCTACTACGTCAGACCTTGCAGAAGGGGAATTGGCGTATATTCAGGACAGAAGTAACAGTGGTGCTGGTGCAAAACTTTTCATCGAATCAGTTGACTCCGACAATAGTACTCCATTAATCCATGCGATTGGTGGTAAGTTCTATACCGATATTATTGATGGTTCATCTGCTACACCAGCAGACTTCAAAGTCGGAAACGGTTCAACATCAGGTGGTTCTGTAAAGTTATACGAAGATTCAGACAATGGTTCTAACTTCGTTGCACTTAAGTCGCCAGACTCAGTCGCTTCAGATTTAACTTTTGTACTTCCAGCATCAGATGGTAGTGCAAACCAAGTATTAGGAACAGACGGTTCAGGTAACCTATCTTTCCTTTCAACAACATCAACACTTGCAGGTGCAACTGACTCAGATATCTCTGCTCCATCATCAGGACAAATCCTTGTTCATGACGGTACAGATTCATTTGATAACGTATCACTAAGTGGTGACGTTACTATGGATTCAGCAGGTGCTGTAACAATCGGTAGTGGTGTAGTTGAAGTCGGTATGATTGACTTCTTAGTTGACGAAGATGACATGTCTTCTGATTCAGATGTCAAAGTTCCTTCACAACAATCTGTTAAAGCATATGTTGATTCACAAGTAACTGCTCAAGACTTAGACGTTGCTGGTGATTCAGGAACAGGTGCAATTGACTTAGATTCACAATCATTAACGATTGCTGGTACATCTAATGAGATTGAAACATCTGCTTCAGGACAAACAATAACAATCGGTTTACCGAATGACGTAACAGTTGGAAATAACTTAACAGTTTCAGGAAACTTAACAGTTTCAGGAACAACAACAACTGTAGACTCAACAACAGTATCAATTGCAGACCCTGTATTTGAAATTGG